AACCTTTCCTTTTTTCAACAAAGGGGTTTAAGGGGGACGCATGTCCCCCGAACCATGCTGGTTATAACCTTTCCTTTTTTCAACAAAGGGGTTTAAGGGGGACGCATGTCCCCCGAACCATACCTTTCCTTTTTTCAACAAAGGGGTTTAAGGGGGACGCATGTCCCCCTTATTAGTTCGACGAAGGCAGCGGCGCCAAACACAGCTTAATCTCTCCCAGACTGGCAACATAATATTTCACGACCAGCGGCCGGTCGTTTTCCAAATACATTTCAATCTGACTGCACAGGTTCGTGCACTTGATGAAATAGCCTAGATTCTTGAGCGAGAACTCGCCTTGAGTGATTTTGTTGTGGTCCTGCTTTTGAATGAACTCCATGCTGCCGTCCGTTTCCACGCGCCGAATTTCCGCAGTTGCAAACTGGCCCGAGCACCGGAAAATTAGCTCGTCCCCCACCGACTTGATTTCCAGCTTCTCCGAAATGCACGACATGTCGCGAATGATCTTTTGGAAATCGGAGGACGGCAAATTAATGACCGACGAAAACAGCACCACGTTCGGCTCAAGGTACTCTTCGGGCTCGGGCTCAATGAGCCGCAACTTCTGCGTCTTGCACTGCTTGATGTCCCCGTTCTCAAACTTCAGCCCCAGGAACGACACGATGCCGTCATTGTAGTCCTTCTTCTCAATGTAGAGTGTGAGCGTGTCGTCGTTGTCTATGGAATTAATCAGCTTGAACAAGTGGAACATGTTGACGCCGATGATGATTTTTTCCATGTGGCACTCGTAGTGCTCAAAATTCTCCGCCCCCAAAAACAGGTGCGCCATCATCGTGTGCGATTTGTCCATGTTCACAATGCGAATGCCGTCCTTTTTGAACGTGATGTTGGTCTCCAGCAGGATGTCCTTCAGCGCCGTCATGAGCGTGCGAAACGGCGCAATTTGCACGGTCTTGATGGTGAGCACGTTGTCGGTGTAAGCATTCGCTGGCACTGCTGCTGCATTCGCTTGTGCGTTCATTTTCCAAAGGCAAGTTGTTGTATATTTACAATTTAAATCACAATCTTTAAATACTTATGGTACTTATTGATTGTGATTGATTGTGATTGAGTGTGATTGATTGTGATTGATTGTGATTGATTGTGATTGATTGTGATTGAGTGTGATTGATTGTGATTGAATGCATCACATTCAATTAGTTTAGGCATACAGTTTCGTGGAATTCTCTTGTCCCGTGACGCGCTTGATGAACGTGTCGCCGTCCAGCAACTCTCGCACATTGTCCATGTATTTGTCCCGGTGCCGGAACAGGAAATTCACAATGGCCGACATGGGCAGCTGCTTGTCCTTGATGACCGCGTAGAACGTCTTGAACGCATCCGTCGTTGCTTCCGCCGTGGCATAATGCTTGCCTCCGAGCATGTCGCGGAACAGCTTCTCAATCTCGGTCCGACTGGGATAGTTCAGCTCCACAATCAGGTCGGTGCGCCCCTGACGCAGCAGCGCGTGGTCCAGCTTCTCGGGGTGATTCGTCGTGATGAACACGATGAGCCCGTGCTTGAACAGCACGCCGTCCAGAATGTTGAGCAGGTTGCTGAACGTGAAACTCTGCGTCTCAACCGACACCCGCTTCTCAAACAGGCAGTCAATGTCTTCCAGAAGCAGCACGGTCTTGGGCTCCAAGCTGCGGAACGAACCCTGAACCGTGGCGTTGTCCATGTCGCGGCTCATGCTCATGATGCCCAGGTTGTAGTGGATCTCGTTGCACAGCGCTTTGATCAGGCTCGTCTTGCCGCTGCCGGGCACCCCCGTCAGCAAGTACGTCTTTTTATACGGGATGCCGAATGCGTCATACTCCGCCTCACTCTTCAAGAAGTCGGTGATGTCGTCCATGATGCGCTGCTTGACGCGTTCGTCCATGTAGACCGTGTTCAGCCGGCGCACGGGGATGCGACTGTACGTGGTCCAATCGCTGTACTTGTTGGTGACGGAGATGCGCAACTTCTCGTCGCTGGTGTTGTCCATCTCGCTGGCCAGCTTGTAGAACTCCACGAAGGAAGCTGGGGTCGGCGTTCGGACCAGCAGCCGGCGAAAGTAAACCATGCCGTCGCAGCTGGTCGGTCGGGGGTTTTTCTCCTCGCGGAAGTCAATTTCAAATGCATGGACCCGTTTTTCGGAATCAGTGAAAATGTAATCGTATTCACCGCAACCAATGGTCATGAAGAGCGAATTGAGCGGGTCGTGCAACATGGACTCCTTCCATGCATTTACCTTTTCTTTTTCTTTTTCGTTTTCTTTTGCGGCAATGGCGCTTTTCACTGCATTGTATGCTTTCACATTGAAGTATTCATGCACCTCCATGCGCGCGGGTGCATCCGGATTGGACCGTGTTTTCAACGCTGCTGAATTTCTGAATAAATACGCGAGCACGCGGCTTTGATAATACTTCGGGATTTCGTGTTCAAATGCAGTGGTCGCAGCATCAGTGACGGCAGTGGATGAGGTTGTCATGATGGATGGGATCCGGTTATCATACATGTGATCTCAATCTTTAAATGCATTTGCAAATTGCAAAAACGTTTTGATTATCATTTTTATTTTGTTTGTATATTTTTATAGCATTGTCGCATCATCAACAATATGACGGGCACGGATGAAACAAACAACAATACAATGAGCCAGTCGCTGGAATACCTGCTGCGACGAACGGGCGAAGAGTGCGAAGCGTGGTCCAAGCTGCATCTCATGTCGCACAAAAAGTTCAAAACACGGGAAACCATGTTTAATTTGCCGATTATAACAATCACTGCCTGCATCGGATTCGTTTCGGGACTCAAATTGGAGTACGAGTACATCCACCTCATTCTCGGAGGGATGAGTTTGTATGCCAGTTTAATGAAAAGCTATTTTTCGTATTTGAAAATCAGCCAGAAGAGCGAGAACCACCGCATTGCCTACATCCAATACGGGCAGATTGCAAATGAGATTCGCCTGGAAATGGCGCTGGAACCGTCCATTCGCAAACCGGTGAGCATGCTGCTTGACCTCATACGCATCAAAATGAAGAACCTGAACGAAGTGTCGGAAATCATAGACAATCACATTATCCACGAATACCTCTCCAAATTGGATCAAGCCAATTCAAACACTTCAACCATATTCCAAATGGTTATGAGAGAAAAGCGATCCGACATTTATAACCACGAACATGAGCCAACGCATGATGTTGGAAAACCCAATATTCTGAAACTGGCCAATCGCTTTGAATCCTACGTGGACATTGAAAACAAGGTGATTCAAATGCATCACAACAAACGCGGCAGCATGTCGTCGTCCGATGTCAACGTCAACGTCAATACCCCGTGGCATGCATCGGAATCTGGGTCTTCCATTCCAACAAATGCAACTGATGACGACGACGACACGGTGTCTGGAACATCTGGCGTATCTGGAATCATGGTGTAAATTAATAAGTGTATTGAATTTCTCTCTGATTTGAAATTCAATAAACTGTTTCAGGATGGGAAGGCATGGACATGCTTTTGGAACCCGTGGTTTTCTGAGGGAAAGGTTCGGACACAACGGCCGGCACGGACGTGCCTTTGGAAACCGTAGGTTTTCTGAGTTAGTACTCCGGCGTGTGCTTTTTAAACAGGCACCCGTGCGGGGTTATGCCCACCACCTCATTGATCACGGCCGCATTCTGATACTTGCAGTTTGCCAACCAAATTTTCACAATGCAGAAATTCTTTTTGGGTGAAATGGTGATGCCGTTCACCACCGGAAGCAACGTCTTGTTGGACGAAATGCTGTTGCCCACTAACACGTATGTCAGTTGGCGCCAGCAATCTTGCACGTCCTTGTTGTTCACCTTGTATGAGAAACACCCCCCATTCCGGTTTCTAACATCTTCCCATATGGGCGTAATGCCCTCCCTCATTAAAAACAACATGCAGTTCACGACCAATTTGGGGGGCAGCATTTCAGTCACACTGACTGTTTGTTCCACCGTGTTGAAATCATATAACTTAATGTAGCTTTTCAAAGACCAATCAGTGTCGTGCGGCAAATGACCCCACAGAGTCCATCCACTGGAAAGCTCGTGATGCGGAGTCTTTGCTGCTGCTGCTGCTGCATTTGTTGCATGCGTTGGGTCCGAGGTGGATGCAGAGGTAGAGGAAGATGAAGATTCCTTCATGTTGTTCTCAATAGACATAAAGTAACTCTACTTTTTAAATTGATTTATTTTATAATTATTTCATTTCATTTATGGAATTCAACCACATTGAACATTGAACAAATGAGTCAACCTCCCTCGTGCATCTTCATCATGCATCTTCTTCATCTTCCGCTTCATCGTCCGGCAAATTTTCGCTGGGGTAAGTGCATTTGTCTAAATAACGCTGCATGCGCTGAATGTCCAGTTTAGTGATCTCAAACTCTTCTATGATGGCATCCATGCGTTCATTGGTGCCATTTTTCATGGCAAACAGGTTCAAGAAATATGCAAACAAATCTTTCTTGTCCATCCCAAATTTTTGACACATCATTTGAATGAACAGCGTGTTATTGTATTCGGTGCTGTATTTGGTGAGCACCTTGGTGAATCGCACTTCCGACGGATTGAATTTGGGGCGCGTGGCAAACCGTTCATGATACAATTTGTTGTTGTAAAAGGTTTTGATGAGAGAGCTCATTTCATTGAACTGCCAGATCTGTTTTTGAAACGTGATGCGGTCAATGTAGTCGGCCAAACACATGTTGTCCAGCGCTTCCTTGTAGAATTTGAAAGCCTCCAGTTGATGCGGTTGTTTTGCAAGCGCGTCCACCACATTTTCGTGCCAGAGAAGACCCACTATGGTGCGATCCGTTTCATTCATGAGCGCAGAATGTTCCGTCAACTTGCAGGGCGCGTTTATCAACCGTTTCACAATGGTCTTGCTGTCTTCATTGTTGGTTTTCGGCTGAAAAATGGTTTGAATGAGTTCACTGTTGTACCTGTCCAAATTGTCATTGCATTTATCAGCATCATTGCCTTCGTCATGCGTGTTGTTTAATATCACGCATATGGTTGATATCTTGCGAAGGTCGCCTTGGATGAATCGTGCAACGTTTTTGTGCAGCATTGGATTGCGCGAATGCAACACCGAATTCAAAATGACTCCAACTTGTTCCTGCGTGGGCATTTTGAGTTCAAATGTCATGCACACTTTCATTAATTCGCGTATTTTTTTGTCCATGTGGTAGTTTCCAATGCATATAATCGGATTCATGGTCACGTCTTCCAATCGCTGCTTCTTTGTCTTTTTTGGGCGCATGAGTTTGATCAGCGCATTAATTCCGCCCTTGTCGCCGTTGTTCATGCCATCTATCTCGTCCATCACAATGGCAATGCGTTTTGGCTTGCACTGAAACATTGAACTCACGCTGTGTTCACTCATGTTGTGATTGGTTATCAGGTCAATTATGGACTTATTTCTTATGTCTCCGGCATCATATTTGACTATATCATAGTTCAAGACCTTAAGCAACTGAACTATGAATTCCGTTTTTCCTACGCCTGGGTTTCCGTACAGATATATGCCACGCTTTATAGTCAAATCATTTTTTTTGGCATGAAACATGTCCAGAGCAGCTGCAATCTCGCATGCAATGGTGTCACGACACAATACCTCATTGTAATTTACTGTGGCTGCTGTGGCTGCTGTTGCCGCTGTGGCTGCTGTGGCTGATGTGGCTGCTGTTGCCGCTGTGGCTGATGTTGCCGCTGTGGCCGCTGTGGCTGATGTGGCTGATGTGGCTGCTGTGGCTGATGTGGCTGATGTGGCTGCTGTGGCTGCTGTGGCTGATGTGGCCGCTGTGGCCGCTGTGGATGATTCCATTTTTTTTTTGGATTTGACATTGCATTTAATCATGTTGATGTTCAAATTGAGACAATTGTAAGATTATTAAGCACATAGCATTACGTTTAATATTAAATCATTCACATATACAATGAAAATAAAAATAAAAAGCTAATGTATATTTGATTTAACATTTAAAGAAAACATGGACCCAACTCAAGGTTCTGGTTCTAGTTCTAGTTCCATGAGTGGACTAAATTTTCAACGTATAGTGATCATCATTGCAATCATCATGCTCATTGCATCGTTGATTGTCATAGGGTATGCCCTGTACAAACAAACGCGCAACATCAAATGGCCCCCTGAAACACCCAAATGTCCCGATTATTGGAAATATGACGCCACTTTAAAGAAATGCACAAACCCGAACCCGACTGTGAAAAATTGTGAATACAACGGCATACCTTCGCCCACATGCCCAACATAATTTGTGAATTTGCGACAATTAATAGAGGGGACAATGCATATAAATAAAAATAATTATATGTATATAATTCAATAACTCACACATACACACACACACACACACACATACACACACACACACATACGCAAATTCAGCACCAACAAATGCAGGGTTCCGCATATTCGTCCAAACCCTCCACAAATGCAAGAAAACCGGTTCAGGCAAATGGACGCATTGACATTTTAGGTCCAACGGTGGAGCAGCAGTTCGCCATGTACGACAAAATACCGAATTCCAGCACGTGCTCGTCGTTTCGCGACGCCATGATCGGCAACTGGGAAAACACGCCGCTCAGCGACGCCTTTTTTAGCACGGGCAACATGCAAATTGTGCAGAACGGCCTGCGCAACGGCGTGCACGCCATGTCCAAGGGCACATACCTGATCGCCCCCCAAGACTGCGACAACCTGAAAATGATCATGCGCAGCGTGTTTCTGCAGAGCTCCATGAATTTAGCAACCGACATCCCCGGACAAATTGCCGCGCTCAACAAGATAGTGGTTGACATGTACGTGCCGAAGCTCTACAGCGAAGCGCGCGCATACATTCAATATAAGCGCGATGCCAGCACCATGTACACGCCCATTGATCGCCCCATTTATTCCGCCGAAAATGACAAGACACTGGAACTTAAGCCGTGGTTCTAAATCGGGGAACGTAGTTCCCCGAACCCCTCCTTAATGGGGAACGTAGTTCCCCGAACCCCTCCTTAATGGGGAACGTAGTTCCCCGAACCCCTCCTTATCATGGAACTACGTTCCCCGAACCCCTCCTTAATGGGGAACGTAGTTCCCCGAACCCCTCCTTATCATGGAACTACGTTCCCCGAACCCCTCCTTAATGGGGAACTACGTTCCCCGAACCCCTCCTTAATGGGGAACGTAGTTCCCCGAACCCCTCCTTAATGGGGTACTACGTAAAAGCGCATAACGGCTCGGCACACGACGTGCCTTGGCGAGACGTGCCTTGGCGCCCCGATTATTAATCCAATCCAAAATAAAATGAAATAAAAACAAAAATTGAATTACTTTGGTCCATTTCATTCAATTCAATATTGCATCCGGACTCATAGTCTAACCCATTTCAATACGCCATGTCATCACGTGCCGCATTGTTCAAGAAATCAGCAGTTCGCAACGATGAGTTTGAGCGATATTTGACATCATCCGAACCATTTGGACAGCAGTTTGAACCCGTCACAATTGACAGCACGCGCGCCTACGTCATTGTTCTACCCCTCTCCTATTTCATATCGGACAAAACCACACCAAATCGCAGGCCCAAAGGCAAAGCCGATGCCATGCCCTACGAAAGTTTCCGCATCATCAACATGCAGCACCGAGGAGGCAATGCACACTCGCTCGTTCTCATCAAGAGCCGCGCCATTCGGACCAACACGTATAACATTGCCATCTTTGAATCCAACGGGCGCAACGGGTTCTGCGGCATTCGTATCCTGGACGACCATCATGGTGGCGCAAATGTCACCAAGGCTTATACCTCCATCTCGCCCGAATACAACATCAATTATGGCTCCGATGCGTGCAATCCTGGATATTGCGGTATTTACGGCATCATCTGCGTCGTTGCATTTCGCCATTATCGCAGCAAGTCCGGCACCCTTTGGCTCACAAAATGGACCAAATTACTCATGCACATGAGCCAATGCATTGACCCCAATGCCGGCTGCCTGGGTGTGGACCTCGCTGCACGCGTTCAAGAAATTATCGCCACCAACGCCGTTCATTCGTCGGCTGAAAAAGAAATCGCACACGAGATTCGGGCGTGCATTGCAGTCAAACAGACATCATTCACATCATGTTCATTGGTTCTTTGAAACTTGAACTCATCAAATGAGAGAAATTCAAGAATTAAATCAAATTAAACCACCAATTAAAAAACCAATTAAACTACCAATTAAACCACCAATTAAAATACCAATTAAAATACCAATTAAAATACCAATTAAAAAACATTTTTTATTACACGTCTTACGGATAAGGGGGTGGGACAATTAATTTGTCCATCCAGTCCAATTGCCTCCCCTCTTAGTGGCACGACGACTCTTACGTCTTCCTCCCATCTGAGCCTTCTTTCCACGGCGACGACAAGTTTTGCGACCTCCGAACATTTTGATTGATTTTGGTTTTGGTTATAATAATAGTAAAGAAAAAAAATTTACAAATTTGATAAATTGCCGTCATGCCTTGCCTTAGTAGTAACCATCAACCCAAATAATCCGGTCTCTTTATGCTTTTTTAGCCTTAATAATCTTCTTTGCGCCGGCTGCTCCTGCGCCTGTCGGAGCCGTGATTAAAGACACCCGTTTTTCCTCCTGCTTCACGTATTCAGCACGCAGCTCTGCCAAATCGGCCAGCCACAGCTGCTCAATGCTGGTGCCTTCTAACATGGAATGATGTGCCTCCTTCTGCCCCTTCTCTTTCAGCAGTTTGTGCACATTATCCTCGCTCACGCTGTCCATCGGCAGCCGCAGCAGATACTTGTATTGATCGTCGTTTTCAACAAGATCGTAGCCCTTGGACTGCAGCATGCTTGTCAACTCGTCGCCGCGCTTCCGTCTCAAGTCAATGCTGCCGTCCAGTAATTCCTGGATGTAGCGCGCTTTATTAGTTAAAATGAGGAGTTCCGCCGTCATCGCCCCCAGCTGGTGCGTCTTGCGCTTCCCATACAGGGACAGGCGTGTCCCGTAGTAGTCCCGCACAATGTCGCGCACATTGCCGTACTTCTTCAGCTGGTCCTGGCTGTCAAACAGGTGCATGTTGCTCGTGGATTCCGTCGTGTACAGTTTCAGCAGCTTTTCAATCGCGGTCCCGTGATCCACTAAGGCCTGATTTGTGAGATCAGCAGTAGCCGGAAACGTGATCGTGAAATCCACCACCGTGTCCGTGCTCATGTCCACGTAATCCTTGATCGCGCCGGACTCAATCAGCGATTCCAAGTGCTTCTTGAAATCCTCCGTCCAGTGGCCAACCGGGAGTTCAGTCACGCGCACCTGCTTCTTCGCAGCATCCACGGTGTGCAGCCCTTTAATCAGGAATTTTCCAGGAGCGGCGAGTGCAGTAATGGTGCCTTTGAACCCGCGATAATACGGCTCAATTGTGCCCCATTCTGCCTCGGGCTTTTTCAGCAACATGGCCTGAATGTAGTCAATCACTTGCAGCGGGTTGTGGCACATGATGTCCGTGCTGAACCCCGTGCCGATGCCTTTCGTGCCGTTGATCAGAATCATGGGCACAATCGGCGCGTAAAATGTGGGCTCCACCAGCTGGCCATCGTCGTCCAGGTATTCTAAGACGGCGTCGTCCTCCGCGCGGTAAATCAGGCGTGTGATTGCATTGAGCTGCGTGAAGATGTACCTTTCGCTCGCAGCGTCTCTGCCAGAATTCAATCGAGTCCCAAACTGACCATTGGGTTCAAACAGGTTGATGTTGTTGCTGCCGACGAAGTTCTGCGCCATCCCGATAATGGCCGCATTCAGACTCGCCTCGCCGTGGTGGTAGCCCGAGTGTTCCGACACGTAGCCGCTGAACTGCGCTACCTTGATTTCCGTCTTGAGCCCGCCCTTCTTGAACGCGGCAAACAGGATTTTGCGCAGCGAGATTTTCAGGCCGTCCATGCCGTTTGCAATGGAGCGCTGGTTGTCGTAGATGGAGAAGTGCTTCATCTCGCGCGTCATGAAATCCTCGTACGACACGTGCTTGTGGCTGGTGTCCAGATGGTCGGCGCGATTGTAAGTGGACAGCCACTCCTTGCGGTCGTCGGCGCGCTTCTTGTTGAACACGAGATCAATCGCGTCGTCGCTCGGTTCGCCCGTGTGCGCGAAATCCACGATCTTCTTGTGCTCAAAGTACTCGCGGAATTCTCGCCCGGTGCTGGTGCCCAGACCCTTATAATACTTGATGTTCCATGTGCTGACGTCAATTGCACCAGCCCCGCTTGCATTACCGCTTGCATTACCGCTTGCATTACCGCTTGCATTACCGCTTGCAGTCGCTCCGCTTTTCCACGCCTCAAACTCACCCTCGTTATAAAACACGCGCTCCTGGTTACCCTTGCGCGCCTTCAGAATCGGCGTGTTCATGAACCCGATGAAACCCGGGATGTGCGTCAGTGTGGGCCACTCGCTCTGAAACAGGTTGATGCCGAGACCCTTGATGTGTGACCCGTCCAAATCCTGGTCCGTCATGAAGAGCACCTTGCCGTATCGCAGCCGCTTGGCCACGTCTTCCGCCGTGTAGTCGCGCCCGTTCTCCAAACCCAGGATGCGCTTGATTTCCGCGATTTCCGTGTTTTCCGCAATGCGCTTGACCGCCTCGCCGCGCACGTTCATGAACTTGCCCTTGACGGGATACACGCCAATGGTGTTGCGGTCCTCCTTGCTCAGGCCCGACACAATGCCCGCCTTGGCCGAATCTCCCTCGCAAAAGATGATGGTGCACTGCGCCGACTTCTCCGTCCCCGCAAAATTCGCATCAATGAGTTTGGGTATGCCGCGAATGGTGCGCGTTTTTGCGCCGTCCGTCTTCTTCGCCGCCTTCGCCTCTTTCACTTCCGTCAGAGCGCAGGCCGCGTCCATCACGCCCATCTTCGCCACCTTTTCCACGAACTCGTCGCTCACGGTGCAGGCCGACCCGAAATTCGCGCTCGTTGTTGTCAGTTCGTCCTTCGTCTGGCTGGAAAATGCGGGGTTCTCCACATCGCAGCGCAAGAACAGGGTCAGCTGCTCCTTGATCGTCGCCGGCTTCACGTCCACCTTCTTCTTGGTCTTGATATACGCCGCCAACTTGCGCAGCAGCTGACCCATGACGTACTCCACGTGCTTGCCGCCCTTGGACGTGCAAATGCCGTTCACAAATGACACGTGCGCGAACTCGTCCGTGTTGGTCAGGCACACGGCGTATTCCCAGCGTTCTGAGGGCGCCTCATACACGCGCTTGACCTCGGGGCGAATGTAGAGGCCGATGTACTGCTTGAAATCCTTGATGGGCACGACGCCGCCGTTGTACTTCACGCGAATGCTGCGATCCGTCACGGCGGCGATGTCATACACACGTTTTGCGAACAATGATGTCATGTCGGAACTAAGACCGGCAATGCCGAGGCGCGCGTAATCGGGGCGGAACGAGATGCGCGTATACGGTTTTTTGCTGGCACATTTCGTGATTTTTGGCGCGCAAATCTCGGTCAGATTGTTCTTGAATTCTTGTGTATACTTTAACCCGCGCACATGGTCCACGGTTTCCACGGAGCCCCACGTGGACCACACGAGCACGAGCTTGAACCCGAATCCGTTTTTCCCGCCGACGATTTTCTCCTTCTTGTCCTCGGCGTAGTTGGTGGAGGTGCGCAGGTGCCCGAAAATCATCTCGGGAATCCACATCTTGTGCTCGGGATGCTGCGCAATGTCAATGCCATTCCCATCGTTGGTCATGGTTATGATCCCAGTCGCGGCATCCACTTCCACTTCAATGCATGTCACGGGAAGCGCATTGGGTTTTCCGTCCTTGATCGCTTGCGCCTGGCGAATCACGTGATCGCGCATGTTCACCAGACCCTCGTCCACCAACTTGTAGAGCGCGGGAATGTGCGTGAACGTCGCCAGGCCGATGCTCGTCTCTGATGCGCTTGTTACGGTCGTGTATTCGGTGCATTCGGTCATCTGGATGGAGCCAATGTACGTGTCAGGCTTTTTGAGAATGTGCTCCAAGTCCGTCATTTTCTGATACTTGCTGGACAAATCGGTTGTTGTTGTTGTTGTTGTTGTTGAGGCCATTGGTTTAATTCAATGAAATAAAGGGATGCATAACATTCATTTATTCGCTTTAAGTAAATTCAATTTTTTATTTTATTGGGGATTGCCAGTGCCACGTGCTGCTGCTGCTGCATATGCAGCTCGTAAATGTGCGGCGTGAGAAGAATCACCGTGTTTTGGTCGTGCGTATGATGCCGATTTCTCTGCATCCCTCGCATTTATCTTTCGCTGCATTGCAATGAGAGCTCTTTCTTCTTCATTAAGAGTTTTTTGTACTTTTGCAATTCCATTAGGAACAGCGGATTTGGCAATTTCTGACACTCTGGCAAGCACTCTTTTCATATGATCTGCACTTGATTCGCCGACACGTCTTATGACTGCAAGGGAATCAGCAGAAGCAACATGAGATTTAGATGATGCCTTGGTGCCTCCTTTTAGGCTGCGCGATTTGTTTCTGCGACAACTCATTTTTCGCCGGCGTTGCGTTTTAGCCATGGTTGAAATGATTGAACGAGCTATTTGGTTATAATTTATGTAAATATTAATTTTTATTGGGGGTTGATTCAATGCTTCATCCTTTTATAACTTTTGCTCCTCTTGCTCCTCTTGCTGCTTTTGCACCTCTGCGTCTTGTGGCTTTTGCTCCTATTTTTTCCACCTTGACGCCGCGGATCAGGTTTAAGTGATGCCGCCGTGGATGGGGCTTGTCGTCTGGATCTTGTTTCTCTCAGTCGGGTCCGAATGAGCTGTCTGAGTTCATTCAAAAATGCATGAAGTATGCGACGAGCGCGCGAAGTCCTGCATCCGAATATTTCAACAGTGTTTCTAATTTCTCTTGAATATCTGATGGTGGTTCTATTCCTTCCATTTCTGGTGTCAACATGTCTATGCTGGTTCAAAATGCGGGTCAGATTCAGCAGCATTCTTCGCAATGCCGCTTGATTGTTGTGGCCCATTGTTGTTCTAAATGAATTCAATAACTCCGTAAAATATGTGCGCGCTTGTTCGTAATTTGTGCAACCCATGCGCTGGATCAGTGCGTCCAATGGGTCAACGGCATCCATATGAACTGGATTTATCATGCTGCTCACTGTTTCATTTAGTTGTCTGGGGTTATATCCAGCGTGTTCTGGACCCACTGCACGCATCACCGATGCTAAAATGCTTTGTCTTATTAAATTTTCCGTGGTCGTGTCCGCGGTCGTGTCCATTGTCGCGAAAACATCAAAGTCGTCGTCGTCATACGACGTTGGTGACGTCGCGCGCGACGATGTTGGGGACAATGCAAACCGTGCAACCGTTCCAACTCTATTAAATGAAGCAGGCGCAATTGTGGCGGGAGTGGCAATGGTGCCAGGTATGGGACCTGTTAATGCACCCATTGATTCACCCGTTGATGCACCCGATGCACCCGTTGCACCCGTTGATGCACCCGATGATTCACCATCATCACCACTATCATAATTCTCATCTGGTGCTGTCATTCTTGTTTTGAAATTATTTATGTATACATGTATTAATATACAATAAAATCAGTAAATCAATAAATAAATAAAAACAAAATGTCGGGATACAATTATTATTATCTTAAAAAATGCCGTTGCCCCCAACCCATCAACAAGAAGTTGGTGGAAACGGGCAGCGGAGGAGATGTTGTGCCCGTCCTGGTCAACTTCAAAGTGTTTAGCATAATTATCAAAACCGCCACGGCCCAGCGCAACGATTGTTTTACGCAGGCAAATCGTCCGACCAATGTGTATAAAAGCTGGACGGGGGCGCCGGCGGGCTACGGGAAATCCATACAAAATTATTTCAATTGATTTTGAAAGCATTTGTACAATCTAAAATCTATGCATTTATTTCAATGCAAATTCTTTTTTTTTCTTTCGCTAAACTATAATACGCATAATCAAATTCAATGGGAAGAAACCACACGCGTTCAGATGACGGTCTCTATCACATCCACGGCAAGAAGTACGAGATGCTGCGCGGGTCTCGTGCCCAGGTGTTTCACGGCACCGCTTACAAGACCGACGGCACCCCCGGTCTCACCAAAGAGAAACTGCTCATGAACAAGCACGGCCGCATTGTCAGCGCCAAGAAGCACGCCACCGCTAAGCGAGAGAAGCGTTTAGCAAAGTACGGCTGGACCGCCAAGAAGGGCAAGTTCGGAGCCGTTCGCATCTCCGATCTTAAGAAAAGTCGCAAGCAAAGGAAGCATTAAGACAATAAAACATTTATATTCTTAAAATGAATTGAACCCGTTGATGATGGATTCAATTCATTTTTCCATTTTTCACGCATTCATTGCAGCCCTGCGAGTGCGTTTACATTTTCTATTCATTGCATCACGTTTCTTACGACTCTTCTTTCGCGCCCCTAATCCCCGTTTGGATCGCGTCCTTGCATTCAACTTGTGCACTCGTTTGCGTTTTATGGTGGATCCACCCCATCCTGTATTCACACTTTTAAAAATGGGATTTGAATTCAACTCCAACAAAATCCGCCCAATTTGTGTGTTCACTTGTTCAGAAAACGCATCACCTTCAGGCAAATCCAAATGTGGTTTTCCCTGCAATTTTAATAATTGTTCAACGAGTGTTTTGAACACAACCGGTTTATTAATTAAGTTTTGGAATTCAAACCGGTTTCCAATGTAAAATGCATCACTACCCCCCACATTAGTATTGCGAATTGCAGTCAGCAAATTGTTCACCAATGGTGTTTTTAAGGGCTTCATCTCTTTCCCATTGGCATTAATTTTTTGCAACATGTGCAACAACTCAAGCATGATTGGATTTATGACCGGCATGTCTTTGAAATTAATTCCCTGTGTTTTATCCATAATTTTACGCAATATCTCTCGGAAGAATGCTTCCGATTCGGGCGGGAAAAGAATCTGGGCAAACACATCATTCAACCAACCGTCATAGGCAGTCCGGGCCGCCGCATTTGGCATTGCTGTTTCTGGATCTGAATCCACTGGAAATTCACCATATGTTTCATATAACTGCGTCATGTGTTGACTCATGTCAAATGGGTATTTCACTTGTTGCGCATTTTGCGCATCCTTGAAAAACCGAATTGTATTCATTCCAGTTTCTTTGCGAAATGTTGCAGGAATTGCATCGTCCAACGGATCTGGAATGAGCACTATTTTGCGTCCAATGCTGCGCAGAAGCACCAAAAAAACATCTCGGTCACCTTTCACGGTTGCAGCGGTTGCATCGTGAGCCGCTGCAATGTTGCCCTGTTCCAAATAATATTTATCGTTTAACATGCGCATCATGATTCGTAGCTGGGCAATTTCACCGATCAATGCGACCTTGTATTTCAAAAATGTGGCATCGGTTGATTTGAATCGCAGCAGCTGCAGCAAATAAATTTCAATGAACGCGCGCAAACGGGCAAAATCTTTCGGGTTTTTGCGGGCCATGAAAATGCGAATAAATAACGCCTTGTCTTCGTTGCAAAAAATGCAAACGAGGTCAAGCATTGTGGTTTTTATGGAAACCATGTTGTCCGCCCCTTTAGAATATTGGGATTCCAGTAGGGCTTCCAGATCAGGGCGTGGTTGATCATTCGCGTAGAGAGACTCATACAAAATAACAAAATCTTCAGTCTTTTTTTTAACCAAATCAATCGGCTGCATGTAGTAACCGTCCACAACACATTTATTGTCAGAAGATGATGAACCGCACAACGGATTCACAAGTTGAGAGAAAAATTTGGTTTCTTGCGTAACAAGTTGCACCTTCGGATTTTTTTTTAATTTTTTGCTGATGAGTTTAGTATTTGCATCCTCGTTTTGATTGCCGTACATCAACATCTTGATATTATCCGATTTTGAAAGATTGAATTGAAGGGCAGTGACTTGCTCGTGAATCACGCCATAACGCTTTGGGCGTTCGTAAAAATTGTCATATAGAATCATCATGTAGAGAGAAAACATCAACAAAAATTGGCGCGACACTTCGCCAAAAACAAAACAGTCAATGTCGTTCATTGGAATGTTGTCGCACCCCTGTTTCAGGGCTTCCACGTCCAAGCCCGACACTGGAATGAATGAGGCAAATGCGCCAGCGTTCAGGTCCCTCACAAAGTCATAGATGTAATAAGACACCGCTGCACCCCCGGCTGCCACAATGTTTGCATGGGAGCCCATTGCGGTGTTTATCGCCGTGAGAGCAGCAACAATAATATCGGTTCGCGTTAGCGGATGTTCTGTTACGTCTCTGGCCAATATGGGCCGTGCATTGACATCCGATCCTGGTGCTTCGCCTTCCGGTGCTTCGCCTTCCGGTGCTTCGCCTTCCGGTGCTTCGCCTTCCGGTGCTTCGCCTTCCGGTGCTTCGCCTTCCGGTGCCGCTTTGGGTGCTGCCGCTTTGGGTGCTGCCGCTTTGGGTGCTGCCGCTTTGGGTGCTGCCGCTTTGGGTGCTGCCGCTTTGGGTGCTGCCGCTTGGAGCATGATTGGACCCTGGCCTTCAACCGCGCTATATGCGACCTCTCCCAAGTATTTGACGTACTGTCCGCTTGGAAACATGTCCGAAAACTGTTTGCCATCAACCGTTTTGACATTGGGATTCTGGATGATTGCAATGAGCACGGATTTTACGATCATCTTGGTCACCGTCTCGTTCGCCGCTGTCGTCAATGCAATGAACTTGTTGCACTCGGTTTGAATGACTGCATTTGGCTGAGCTGCTGCTTCAAGTGTTTCTGCTGCTGCCTCTTTGAATTGTGAAACAATCAGGTCATTTATGCCGTGGGCAATGAGCACATTTACGGTGTCATAAGGATCCGGGCTGGCCGCATGCAGCAGCAATTCCAGCAACACGTCCAGCCGACTGTAATTCGCAATCCGTTTTGCATTGTACATAAACTCAACCCCGACCGATTCATTCGTTTCATCCGAATCCAGCGCCTCATTGTTGAACACGTCGCGCACGACATATGCCGTGAATAATGGAACATTAAACACCTCTCCAATTCTGAGAACGAGAGAAATTTGGGTCCCCCATTTGCCAATGAATGCGGCCCTGTCCACTGTCAACCGAAACGCTTCGTTATGAACAGTCCGAATAAAGTCCTCAAATGTTTTTTCTACTCCAGCAAGAATGGCTTCACTGGCATCTAGTTGCAGTCCATTCACCGATATTATCAATTTGCAATGCTGGACAAAGTCTGACAATAGTCCAATTGCCGGATTGAAATGCAATTTAACAGACTCCGCGTGCGCATTGATTGCAGTGGCAATGGCAATGGCATCAACCATGGGTTGACACACATTTGGAATTGAATTCCATGCTCGCAACCCCGTTTCAACGGCTTCTCGGGCGCCTGAGTTGGACAGATTTAATGTCAATAATGCGGTAGTCATTTGTTCAGTCGGGCTAACGGGGCTAACGGGGCTAACGGGGCTGAATGCGTCGGCATTCAGAAGCACGGGATCTTTGTCAGCAAGAGGACGAGGACTTAGACTAGTGGAACCACTTGAAACATCCCCGGAAATGGAATCAACATCCGAATCAACATCCGAATCACCGGAACTAACCGGATCAGCTGAATCCAAATCCAACGGTTTTTCGGGTACGGTTGAGGAAGACATTTGCTTAAATCAACCTATATTGTGTATATAATCACGTATATTATATCTCTAAAATTTATTTTCGTTGTATATTTTTTCAAAATACTTTTTGCTCACAATCAAATGATGCGATCCGGTTCCGGCGGCACTGTTCTTGCATTTTAATCGCTGTTGCTGGCAGTAGAATTCGTATGCCTTGTAAGAGGCCGGTTGCATTGTGGTTGCAGCTGCACATTCCTGTATGGCGGACAGCACATCGTTCCGCTTGTCCCACAGCGTGCAACTGACGTGCATCAAATGCTTGTCGTTTTCAATCACCACATCCGGATAAAAGTGCCGGATCAACCCCAAAAACGTGGCATCATTGTGGTTGTGGCTCTGCAGCTGCGGCGACGGCTGCGTCATTTGCAGCAGTTGTTGATGATGGTGATGTTTGAACAGTGCGGTGAATTCGTCAATCTCCAGCTCGCACTCATCATTGTGCGTTAGAACGATGGTCTGTGTCCAAAAATCTTTGAACCGTGCCACCAGCGGCAAGTGCTTGCTCGTCAGCTGCAAAAACGAATCGGTCGTTTCTGAATAATGAATAGTTGGCAAATGCTGCATCAGTCGTGCTTTCAGTGCGTGCGTAAAAAACACGTTCGGAATTCTCTCTTCCTCAATGAACACCTTCCACAAATACAGCATGTTTTTCCACGAAATGCTCATGTTGCTTTGTGGGGACGGTTCCGTGCAGGTCGCCACAAATTTGGCAATGAGCTGGTCTTCCGCATGGTGCTTTAAATACAGCACCCGGTTGTGCGTGATCGTGTCCTTGCACTGCGTGTTCAAAAATGCCTCCGCATTGTCATACCGCTGCGAATAGTGCGCCGCCACGCAAAAGATGTCAATCAGCCGATGCTTGAACGGCGCCGAAAACGCATCCATTGTCACATCATTCATGTCCAGCATGCGACACTCGCTGAATGCGTACTCATAGAATTTAAATTTGAACGCGGACAGCAACGACGTGCCAAACAGCGTCACACATTCCTGGCTGAGCCCTTTTATGAAGTGGCGCGCCTTGGGCGTGGCAATATAAACGGGCTCCACCAAGCCATCGCTTATGTAAACCTTCTTCTTCAGAAGCGCATCTCCCAGCACCGTGAGAAAATATTTAGCACAGTCACGTGTCCGAAACAATGACGGGCACAGCATGTTCAGCGTGCGCTGGATGGTCTGCGATTCCGGAATGGACGACAGCAAATCGCGGTCCTTGATGCGGCGCAGCACCTGGTTCTTTATTTTGTACTTCCACGGCATGAGTTCCCGGTTGCAGCTGATGTTTGTCAGGATGGGGTGCAGGATGTCGTCCTCGTTGATGACGCTGTAATTGCAGTCCGCGTCGGCGTCGTACACGAAAAACAGCTCCACGTTGGCATTGTAATAGTACTGCGGGGACTCGTTCAAAAACTGCTCAATGAATTCGTCTGAAGCGGTCAGCAGCGTTTTTTTGCGCTGCTCCTTGTCATCGCGCGCCTGATTTGCAGCATCCATTAATGTGGGCAATTGAGCCACGTGTGCGGCCAGCTTCCCCCGCATGAACTCGTCTTCCGCGTATTTAGCGTGCAGCTGTTTGACCGCATCCAGCAAATCGTCAAGGGTTTGATGTTGATTGGATTGCATTTTTATTAACTAATGCATGCATGATGTGTTTAAATTATTTATTTTATTTCATGTTTATATAGAATAAAAAATAATATATACACAATGCAACCATGAGAAAACAAACTATGAGTGCAAATGAATTAGATGTTCATTGTTTGGCAACTTTGGTAGCAGGGTCAACTGAATCTGAACTTACTTCTGTTGCGTTTCATCCAACCGCGGCCCTTCTGGCAACCGGCAGCTGGGACAAGACCGTGAAGTTGTGGCGGCCTGGCAAATTGTCGGCGACTCTGAGGGGGCACAGCGAAGCTGTCAAATCTGTCGCGTTTGATCCAACGGGAACCCTTCTGGCAAGTGGCAGCGAGGACAATACCGCGAAGTTGTGGCGGCTGTTGCCCAACAACTCGTCGGCGACTTGCGTGGCGACTCTGATGCACACAGACTGTGTTTCCTCTGTCGCATTTGATCCAACGGGAACCCTTCTAGCAACCGGCAGCTGTGACAGTACCGTGAAGTTGTGGCGGCTTTCGGCCGACGGCGCGAATTGTGTGGCGACTCTGGATAAGAGCAACGGGGGGCACATTGCGGTCATTAGGTGTGTCGCATTTGATCCAACGGGAACCCTTCTGGCAACCGGCAGCTATGACCGTACTGCGAAGTTGTGGCGGCTGTCGCCCGACAACTTAGCGGACACTACTTGTGTGCACACTCTGATGGGGCATCGCGGGCCGGTTTTCTCTGTCGCATTTGATCCAACGGGAACCCTTCTGGCAAGTGGCAGCGAGGACAATACCGCGAAGTTGTGGCGGCTATCGTCGGCGACTTGTGTGGCGACCCTGGATAAGAGCAACGGGGGGCATACAGCCCGTGTTAATTCTGTCGCATTTCATCCAACCGCGCCCATTATGGCGCCCATTCTGGCAACCGGCAGCGAAGACGGTAAAGCAAAGTTATGGCGGCTGTTGCCCGACAACTTGAAGGCGACTGCTTGTGTGGCGACTCTGGAGGTGGACCGCGGCGAAGTTAATTCGCTCGCATTTGATCCAACGGGAACCCTTCTGGCAACCGCCGGCAAAGGGACGAAGTTATGGGACTGCCGTCAATTTCAACGGAAGAATGTTACTGATGATTTTAGAGCAATGCAAAGAGTGATTGCGGGAAAACTGGTGGGTAATTCCGTCAAGGGTCACAGCTCCATGAAAAGTGCGATAACACGCCGCGCAGCAAGTGGCAGAAATGGCGAAGATTGGGGCCGCGTATATGGAGTTGATCCCGACATGGCAAACATGGTAAGAGCACATCTGAATCATTTATATCGCATGAGAATCAAAGATGGCAATGTGGTTACCCCGTTCAGATTTGAAAGTGTGCGTCATAATAAACTGTTAAACGATCCAGCCGACCAAAGTTCCGATAGTGAAAAGAAAGAAAATAAAGATGGCGGTTCAAGGGCCCGACCCAGGTCAAAGTCAAAGTCAAAGTCAAAGTCAAAAATGATGAAAAGAAAACGCACCACATTAAAACGTAAATCTCATAAATGATACTAAACAATTCAAAATACTAAATATGCAATTGAAATGAGTTAAAATAATGATATTATTAAACTGCATGTATGTTAAAATACCAACACCAATACCACCAACGCCATTAACGCCATAATTAATGAGTAGCATTCTGTATTACAGCAATTTTTGCGATAAGTCCAAATCGTTGTTGCAGCGGTTGGCCAAGAGCAAAATTAAGGAGGGGATTCATTACATGTGCATTGACAAACGCGTGAAGGGAGAGACCGGGGCGTGGTACATTGTGCTGGAAGACGGGCAGCAAATCATCCTGCCGCCGCACGTGAACCGCGTGCCCGCGCTGCTGCTGCTGAACCAGAATCATGCGGTGCTTTACGGCGACCAAATCACGAACCACCTGAAACCGCTTGATGCGCAGCAGAACAACGTGGCCACCGGGTTCAACGGGGAACCGTCCCCGTTTTCCACCTCCAGCGAGTTCATGGGCGGGTTTGGCGTCACCTCCGACAACTACAGCTTTTTGGACCAAAGCAGCGATGATCTGTCCGCGAAGGGGAGCGGCGGCTTGCGGCAGCTCTACAACTACGCCACCATTGATTACAATCAAACCATTGAGTGTCCGGCCATTGAGGAGAAGCAGGCTCGCATTGGACCGGATGTCACTCTTGAAAAGCTGGAAAAGGAGAGAAATGCGCAAATCATGCAATCACAATCACAGCAACAACAACAACAACAACAACCAGGACAAGGACAACAGCGCCGACAGTAACAACACCAGCTAAAATGCATGAATATTAATTTAAATAATTACACCGACCGAAAAGAAAAATGAGACAAACTTTCTATAAAAAATAAAAAATCGTTCAGTTAATCTTTTTGGTGATATAAATGCACTCTTAAAGAGCATTATACTATTTGACGACATAGATACTACAATTAAAGATGTATTAGCAAATAAAATCAAGAAAGAACATCTAACAAATTACTTAAAACATAGTTATAGAATTTATAAATAAGTTTTTATTTGTCTCATTTTTATTTTCGGTCGGTGTAATATGAATGAATTGATGATGATATAGAACCCGGATTACCATTGTTCGGGTTTGAAATGTACATACATGTTGCAGTGCGAGTCGCCTTCAAACGGGGTGGGTCTGCCGTGCAAACAGGTGGTGGATTCATACAGCACTATATCGCCGTATTCCATGGTCACATGGTGCGGGCGAAAATGATGGTCTTCAATGTAAAGATTCCAGGGTTTGTCCGACACATCGTCCAGGTGAATTATGGCGCTTAACACGTGCGTGTTTTTTTTGTCGTAGTGGTTGGCCAAGTGGCTTCCGCGCAAGTATTTGCGAATGCCGTATGTTGCGGTGTGAATCAGCGGCGTTTTGCATTCAATCCATTTCACAAGTATGTCATTGAATGTGTCGCGCAAATCATTCAGCAATTCGGCTGGCGCATTGTGAATGTTTAAATGTTTGGTTCGCATGCCCGATTCAACTTGTTCATTGACAAAAACTTCATTGGTCCATGCACGGTCATGTTCATGTTCAACATTGTCATCATGGTTTAAAAACCACTGTTTGATGGCATCCACGCAGTCCAGCTGCATGCGCCGCTTTTCAAACCCAACTGGATGAAACGTGGGCAAAAAATGATTTTCACAGATTTCATTTGGAATGCTGAAATTGATCTCCGTTTCTTTGAACCACTTGGTCAAAATGTATTTTTCTCCACGGACAATCGGCATGCCGCAGTGCGATGAAAACCGGTTTTCTTTTCCAAATAAACTGGCATCCGCCGAGGTTGCGGATGAATGCAAATTGTTCCAAACGAGGGCGGTTCCCATTTTTGGCGCAGAGGAATAAAACGCAAGCGGAAACGACGTGTATCCGCCTTCCTCCACATCGTTCAAATAAATCATGAAGGTCCATGTGCGCTGGCCGTTAATGGATTGGTCTTGTTTCAACAACTCGGGATCAAAATAGTCGGTGTGGAAACGGAATTCTTGACCCACTTCGTACTTCTGCCCCTGAATTTGTTCCGCATGTCGGTTGTTTATGCCCAGCGTTTTGCAGATGCGGCTCTCCACTTCCGCGACGAACGCGTTGCTCCCTCCAAAATAGCAGGTTTTGCTGGTTCGGTCGGCATTGACAATGCGTTCGGTGGGTTTGGATGCGTTGTAAGTGGTTGATGTAGTTAGTTCCGTTGCATTGATGGTTGCAATGATTTGGGCGCATTCGTCCTGCGTCAAAAAATTGTCAATCCTATAAATTTCCAGATTTTTTACATTCATCCGTTGGGCGGTTCTGAGTGAGACAACTGCGGATGATGATGCGGATGATGCGGATGATGCGGATGATGCGGATGTCACCAAATAATTGATGCCAAGTTTGCGCTGCAACAACTCGTGACTGTACCCCGCATCCAATGATTTTTGAAACATGATTTGTTTGCAGTTTCCTAAGCGCAGATTCAGGTCAATCCATTCTTCCCAATCAGGTTTAAAGGTTTCCATGCAAATGTGTTTAATTGAGTTGTGTCTATTTATAGATACGCATGTTTAAATGTATTTTAATTAAATGCATTTAAAATAATGCAGAGAATGTATGCAATACGCAACACACCAACAGACGCCAATTAAAGCAATGTCAGACAAATCAATTGTCATGAAAGCATTTTTGAAACAGTTCACGGATTTTGTGGAGGACATTCAGGGCGTGTTTCCCGACAACGCCGACATTGATTCAACCAGGACAGCTCTGTTCCTCATCAAAAAAACGAACCCGCGCGTTCTGATGAATGCATGGACCACTTACATTGTGGAACCTTACGCTGACAAAATTGAAAAGGGCGACATCGGATTCTTCCTGGACAAGGATTACACGCAGGATTTGGAGTACATGGGGAATGCGGTCATGCAGAAGGTGGACACGCTGCGCGGACCCATTCGGGATATGGGCACCGACAACCAGGCCAAGTCCATGAAATACATTCAGAATTTGACGAAGCTGGCGAAGCTGCACGGCGATTTGGATTGAAATTGATTTCCCCTCACCCTCAATGAGTTCCATTTAACATTTAACAATAATGTTCGTTTTTGTGCAATGAACATTATGTGTGTGTGTGTGTGTGTGCAAAATGTCACACATTCAATTGTTGCACTGTTGTCCGTCGCCGTAGAACATGTCCCGCGATGAGGCGCCGCCGCGCACCCAGCCATCATGCGCCACACCTTCCACCAGGTTGGCGGGATTCGTGATGGTGGATGCAATGGACGGAATGAGCGGATAGTTGGACGACATTGTCTGCTCGGACAGCAGATTGATGCTGCGCTTGTTTGTCATGCAATCCCCCTGCTGCAGTTGCGACTCTAGGTACGGATTGGATTGCCCGCGTCCCAGGAACGGCACGGTGGCAAACGGGCGCTGAAACAGGCTGATGCGGCATTTGGGATGGGTGAGCACGCTGCCGCCAATGAGCAGCTGCGAATTGGTGTCAATGTTGCACCCTCCCGCGCCGACCTGGTGCCCGCCCGTAAAATTGATATTGGGCTGGCTCGTGGCAAACTCAATGGGGCGCTTCATGGAGCAGTCATTGGAGAAGAAGTTTTGCAGCATGTAGCTGGACGCTTCTGAATTTTGAATGCTGCGCTGCCCTAAACTGCAGCCGTCTTCCCCGATTCGGGACAGGTTGTCAAAACTGTAGTCTTTGACGAATGCCGACATTATCTGATTGTCAACCATGGTTTGTTTGAAAGCGTGTTGGTTTGGTTAGTTAATATATATTTAATGAATATATATATTTTTTTAATATATATTTATTTTATTGGGGGGGGGGGGCTGTTTTGGTTTCAAATGCGACTCATTTTCATTGCGCGCCCGTGATTGAGCCCAGCACTGGATTGGCTCGTGCGCACGCCATCATGTTGCCTTCCTTGCACGAAATCATGGAGCCGTAGCAGTATTCGGCAAAAGCGTGCTGATCGTTGGGAATCTTGGTGTTCGGAGTGGCGAAATAACTGCGCATGGAGTTGTTGAATTCAAAATTGTCGCCTAAATCGCGGAACAACCGGTCTTCCAAATTGGGATTGCTGCCCAAATCCTGCACCACGAATTGTTGCGCCGACTCATTGATGTCGTGCTCCACCTGCGGGTTGAATGCGGGCTCGGCAGCAGGACGGGTTGGTCGGTCCTTAATGTCGGTGAGCAGCACGTTCATCAACGGATCCTGCGGCGTCGGCGCCTGAAACGACAGCGCGGATGGCTGCGCGTGGTTGACCATCCGCCTTCGTCCAGTGTTGTAGTTTGCATAATTTGCGAACCCCTCTTTTTTGTCTCCGTTTGGACTGGCTGTTCCGGTCGCGGATGCGTTGCTTTGTGCCGTATGCAACAATGCAATCATGGCTAAAGCAATCGCTCCGAGCAGCAGCAGTTTGACGGACATCGTGAATAGATAACCCAACAACGTCATTAATATAATTAGCCGACTAATTGCATTCAGTTTGGCATCACGGTTCATGTCCGATGTGGGAATGATTTGCGTAATGCCGGTGTTATTGAACAACACGGTGGGGTCTTGCAGCCAAAATGCGGTCATTGATTGTCTAATCAAATTATGAATGCACGTATATATAAATTGTACTATTATTTATATATAATGTTAGATTCTTTATTTTTTATATTTTCATTGCTTTATTTTTTATTCTTGTTTTTCTTTTTTTTATTGCTTGTGGTCACATATTCTTTTGCGGATTCGTTTGCGGCAGTTGATTCTTTTGCGGCATCCGGATCCGGCGCGCTTTGAACCCTCGGCGTGCGCTCAACCTTTTCGCCAGTGCTAAACACCACTGGATTGTTGGATTGCCTGCGCTGATCCAATTTCTGCTGCATCCGCTCCTTGGTCTTGGCCAATTTCAGGTTCTGATTCATGTGGCTCTGCATGGCACCCATGTTGAATTTGGCGCCTTTTCCACCCAAACCCATGCTGGCTGCCATCTTTGCAATGTCTCCCATGCCTCCCATGCCTCCCATGCCTCCCATGTCGCCCATCTTTTTCAGCAGATCGGCCATGTTGTTTATTCCCGGCATTTTCTTCATTTTGTTCATCAAATCGCTGGCCTCCTGCATGATCTCGCTCTCTTTGATCTCCCCCGATTTCATCTTGGCGTCCAGCTTTTGACCCACGCTCTTCACGATCCCCATGAGCTTGCCCGGGTTCTTGAACAAGTTTTGAAACACGGACTGCACCGAGGCTTCGTCCGCCGTGTCCAAATTCAGCTCGGCCGCAGTTTCCTCCGCAATTTCTTTGGCCAGGCTGCCGATTTTTCCACCCAGCAGCCCGTTCAAATGCTCGTGCATGGAATTCGGGTCCATGCCCGCCGGCAACGGGATCCCTTTCTCTTGATCGGACGCTTGTCCCGACGCTTGTCCCGACGCTTGTCCCGACGCTTGTCCCGACGCTTGTCCCGACGCTTGTCCCGACGCAGTCGCCGCCGGATCCGTGCCATCGGGTTTGAACATGTCCTGCATCTCCTGCATCACCTCTTCCAGCTTGGTTTTAAGCACGCTCTCATCAATCGCCTCAAACAGCTTGGCAGCGTCCCCAAATGTGGCCGTGTCCGACAGGTCCGACACCACCGAAAACATGACCAGCTGCAAATACTTCCAAACCGCCTCCTTGGTGGCATCGCTGATGTCGGGCGTTTCCCACAGCGCCTTGAAATTCAGACCGGGCAGCAGCTCAATCGGCTCAGCAAATAGAACGGCGTCATTCCGATACAGAATGTTGAAGAACTGGGGCGCGTACGTGCGCTTGCAGTGCTCGTAAACTGCAGCTATGTCCGTGTTGTAGACCGCGGCACACGCGTCCCCGTGCTCGGGAAACACGGTGGCAATGTCGGCCACAAAATCGGAAATGATTTTCTTAAACTCGGCGGCGGGCTCTTTGTCCGGCGCACTCATTGTGTTTTCTAATGGCGGTTTACATTGATTTAAATGAAAGTATTTAAATCAATATCCGAAACTAATTATAACATTTTTTATTCATGTCATCACAAATGAATATAAATAAAATGTCACAACCTACTCTATCAACTACCAATATCAACCACGCAAAACACCACCACGAAATAGCACCAATCCATGTACAAAACCGATTTCGTTTGCACCTACAAAGCATTTGAAGATCATGAAGACGACGAAGTGAATGCCGACATGCTGTACCGGGCGCAGTTCCTGCAAGTTTTCGGGCTGACACAATACAATGACGCCGCAATTGATGCCGGTCTAGAAGTAATTAAGGCAAAAGCCGCCGAAGTGCCGGAATTGAGGGCACTGATTTTGCAGCATCCTTATGCCAACACTGGTCAAGAAGACGCGATTCTGCCATTGATGTTTTCTTACCCCACGATGGACGTGTTTCACTTGTGCCTCATTGACGCATTCACAACCGGACGCATTTCGCAGGAACATCGGGACAAGGTGTTGCATGCCTATTCCACATTGCAATAATTTTAAAAATATAAAATATAATATTTGTGTATTTCATTGCATCCATTTTATTGCATTTTCACATTTTACATACATTTCCTCTCGTATGGCATCCACGCGAAACAAAAACACGTGCTCCAACTACTGCTTGGAGCAGCGCATCGTCACTCAGTCGTTGAATTATTGGGAATACAAGAACGGCGCATCCGGGGCTGCTTGCAGCCCTGCCATTCCGTGCATGGGCATCATGCCCAGTCACATGCCGAGCCATCTTTTTTCCAAAAACTATGTGGACATTGAATCCGCTCTGTTCGGCATCAACTCCACCAATTTAGTGGAAACCCAGAAGCCCGTTGTTCCGCAACTGACCACGCTGCCAGAAGTGTCATTCGTCGCGCGCATGCAGCTCATCATGCCCGACCCGCTCGTGGTTGAGAAATCACAGCGCCCGTTTCCCGTTCCCAATTAGATTCGGCTTGACTTAGTAGGTATATGCATGTGTGCGCAAATTGGATAATAAAATTATATTCATTAATTTTATAATCCACTCCTTACACAAAAATTAAGGACTAAACATTCCAAACATTCAGCGTGATGTCCATCAGTTTCAATCAACTGAATGCATCCGGTGTGAGTGACGCCAACGGAAACACAACCCTCGGGGCGCTCAGCTCGCAGAAACCGAATGGCACAAATGCAAACAACACGGCGGTTGGGTTTGGAGCACTCCGAAACAACGGCGGTGACCACAATGTCGCGCTCGGGTTGAACGCTTTAGCAAATAACACGGGATCCAACAATGTGGCAATTGGTGAAAATGCTTTGCACAATTTTATATCATCCGACAGTGTTGCACAAACGGGCAACAGCAACATCGCCATCGGAAACAACTCGCTCGGGAATAACATGATTGGTTCAGCAAAAATTGGCGCATTGACCGGGAACAACAATGTGGCAATCGGTCATAACACGGATGCCGGCACTCACAGTTCATGCATTCTGCTGGGAAACGGCGCTACAACCAAACGTGACAATGAAATCGGCATTGGCGGAATTACCGCGATTGTTGGCGGCACCACAATCGGCGCCGCAATCGCCGGATATATACCGTTTCGGCTGTCATCCAACCCAGGCCAACAGTATTATATTCCGATGTACACTGTGCCTTCCACGCCTGCTCCCACGCCTGCACCCACGCCTGCTCCCACGCCTGCACCCACGCCTGCACCCACGCCTGCACCCACGCCTGCTCCCACGCCTGCACCCACGCCTGCACCCACGCCTGCACCCACGCCTGCTCCCACGCCTGCTCCCACGCCTGCTCCCACGCCTGCTCCCACGCCTGCACCCACGCCTGCACCTACGCCTGCACCTACGCCTGCACCTACGCCTACGCCTACGCCTGCACCCACGCCTGCACCTACGCCTGCACCTACGCCTGCACCTACGCCTACGCCTACGCCTACGCCAACATCTTCCATTTATTTGACGACCAATGGTGTTTATTTGAAAAAGAGGACCGAACCGAATATGCCACCCGGCGTTCAGGGAAACTGGAGTTTGAGTGAAAATGATGTCAAATTTGGCAATTACGCCGTTAACGACCAATTATCAGCAACGCCCGGTAATAAGCCTTCTAGTGCGGGGGGGATTGAAGGAACGTTCGGCACTGGCACGGTTCTTGTCACCTTCGTGACTCAGGATAAAACAATAGTTTATTTAAATATAACTGGTGGTGTTCCAAAAGAGGGTTACATAAATTCTGTTCAGAAGATTACCAGCCCTACGCCTGCACCCACGCCTGCACCCACGCCTGCTCCCACGCCTGCTCCCACGCCTGCACCCGCTCCACGCACAACACAGAATTACCCGTGGGTGGTTGCCACATCAACCTCAATTGGTAATAATGTGGAGAATTACTTGCTTAATTACGATGGAACAACCGTAACTTCAGTTACTGCTTCCACTTCACGCAAGTATGATACATTGCTAATGAATAGAGTAATAAATGCACAGATAAATAATGCAAACATGTGGGTTGCAGTTGGATTGGGAACTTCTGAAAGGACATCATACATGATTAGAATGAATTCAAATGATGGAAAAACATGGAACATCGCTTTCTCCTACTCCCCTTCCGACAGTACAATAGCGAAATTCACCGATGTGTATTGGGATGGAAACGTATTTGTTGCAGTTGGCAACAACTCCAATATTTTTTATTCACCTACCGGGGCAAATTGGAATTCCAGTAATTTTGTGGGCACCATTTTGGCCAGCGGCAATCCGTCATTTAATGGGGTTGTTAGCAATGGCACTACATGGGTTGCAGTAGGTCAATATAGCAATGCATCTTTTATTATGATATCTACTAATGGCGGACAATCCTGGACTCAATCCACCTACAAAACAATTGGGTCGCCAACAATTCAAAGCAATTCATACATTAATACAATTTCATTCATAAATGGGCTTTTTATGGTGGGTGCATACAACACCGGTTCATCGCCGTCTTTTTGGTCAATATACACTTCCCCGGATGGAAACAATTGGACATTCATTTCAAAAACGGATGCAATACATACTAATATTCCGATGAGAATAATGATGAACAATTATGCAAATGATACAATTTTTATGGTGGGCTCAATAAGTGTGATGTATTCCACCAATGGTGGCGTCGGGTGGACCACTTTGGTTCTTGCGAATATTAGCGGTTGGTTCATGACTGACATAAGAATGATCAATCCAACAACTGCGATTGCAGTGGGATATATAGGTGGAGTATCGTTTGCTCCGCGGATATACACAATTGACATTACCGCCACCCCTCCAACTGCCACCCTAATGACATTGCCGTCATCATTTCCAGCCGGATATGGAATTAATTCGCTTTGCAGCACATATGCGCCGATATTTCCGGTTGAGCCATTGGTATTTGGAAGTGTAACAGAACCTACTATCAGCGCCAACAATTGTGCAATTCAACAATATGATGGGAAAAAATACAACCCGGCCAATTATCCTGATCAGTTATCTATGTACAAAATAGGTGTTAACAAAATCGTTTACACCGGAAACATTTGGATGGCCGCAGGATATCTAAGTCTGCTGATTGATCAGAGGACGGCCGTGCTGCACAAATTCTACATCTATTCATCAATTGATGAAATGAATTGGGATGTTAATCCATATTCTGCAACTACATCTCCGAATGGGCCTTTGTATTTCTATGACATATATTGGAATGGATCAATGGCGGTTGCAGTTGGGGGGAGTGGAGACTTCCATCCGTTTATTTACTACAATGCCGATATGATAAACTGGATTCCGGCGGTTTTACCGACTACAGATAATTTAGTGTTGCATTCAGTAATTTATAATGGCAAAAACTGGGTTGCTGCAGGAATTCGTAGAAACACGCAGAGCGCAGCAAGATACGTTATAATTTTTACGTCAACTGATGGTATCACATGGACCCAACAATCAATTGACCCAAAAATCCTCAATGTCATTGATGTGAGCAACAGTCCTTATGTTCCAAAACTTGGATTATTTGAAGGAATTTTCATCTTATGTGCACGTCAAGTCATTTACACATCTTATGATGGAGTAATCTGGACCGCAATTGCAAAGTCAGGCGAAAATTCAATATCCCCAAATTTTTACTTGAATAACATAATGCAAATGAACAACCTGATCATCATTGCAGGGCACGATGCTTCGGGGGGTCCGAATGCATATGCTTATTATTCATCTGATGTCGGCAAAACATGGACTGGCGTTTCGCCCCCCATCGCGACGACGCCGATTTCTTATTATCACATCATTGATATGAAAATGATTAGTCCGAAAGTATCAATGATGGTGGGATATGTTCAGAGATCAGTTACACCTCTGACGTTGATATCAACCAATGGAATCACATGGAATGTCATCCATAATAATTACGCGACAACCGGTCAAATCAATATTAACACATTCAGCAGTAGATATTCGGAAATCGTTTTGAACTGCGACCCCCCAACCACGAAAATGCAAATCATGGGACAGCCCAACACCGACCCCAACTACAATTTGACCCTCTATAATGCATACAATAGCAAAATCAATGCAGTCCCCACTTACATAAACATTCCTTATGTGAATGTGACTTTTCCCAAAGACGTCACATCAATTCTAATTACCATGACATTGACCCAAAGCACAAGCCCCCCAACCACAGTTGCAATTGGCACATTCACGCTGTTGCCTGCCAATGCAACAACCTACAAGGTGACTGGAATATCAATTCCATTGACATTGGCGAGCCCTAATTCTTACATTTTTTCTGGATACGATGTGACTTACACACTTTCCGTGACATCGGAGGCAATCGGATCCGGGACAATACAAGTCCAACATTACAACGGATTAATAGCAACACTGCATGGACGCACCTACTTTTTGCCCAGCACGTTGACATTGCCAACTGCAACATCCGGGGGGGAACAATGGTACATTCCGAGCCCAATTGTGTATTATGGCAACAAGAAGATTTTTGGCAACCAAATAACCAAGAGTGTGCCCGCAATTGCGGCGGCGAACGGTCTAATAACATATTCCATCACGTCCACAAGCACGGGGGATGCACTTGGATTGGGAGCCTACGGTACCTCACAACAACAGATGCTTCAACTGACATTGTTGGGATCGGTGCCAAATGCAACGATAAATGTCATTGCATCATATCCCGGAAACAGTGTTTATGCCGCCACTTCAGTCACAAAAACCGTTTACACCAAAGATTATGTTCCAGTTTCACCCCAAATCGCGATGTTTTTAAATAAATCTGGATACACCGGGGCCGTTGTAAATCCGCCGCACGTCGGCCGCGGTGGCGTGGCGACATTCACCAACACTAATCCAAGTTGTGTCGTAAACATAAATGCAACAGACAATGTCACACTAAATGAATTTAATTTTGGATGCAAGAGTCTACTTGGATTGGCTGGATATTGGACTACACAAAACGGGGCCCAATTTACCATGACAGTCAAAAATGGGTCAACGATTGTCACGACAGTTGTGTTTACAGTCATAATTCCTCCCAGTGGCGCACAAGGCGTTTTTCTTGGATCATCATCCCAATATTATGCGGCAACATACGACCAAAATCCAACCAATTGGGGAGCCAATGATGGAATGTTGCTTTCCATTCCATTTTACAATATTTCCAAGGAGTTGTGGCCAACCTATGTGACTTCATTTTCAGTAACGGGAACTCCTTCGCCGCAATTTAAACTGGGAGACACAATTCAAATTTCACTATCATGCACCAGTGTGTTTAATGTTCACACGTCATATGCCGACACTGGACTGTGTGGTGCATTGATTGCCACTCCCACCGTAATTCCATCCCCCAATGTGCCATCTATATATAACAAGTTGTCGTCAAGCATCGTATATGCAGGATCTGGCACTCATTCAATCCTAGGACGTCAAGCAAGCACCAGCATTGGACTTTGTCCTGCTATCACCGTGAAAGTGAAAACAATGTTGACCGGGTTTTTGATTGAAAACATAGGCTCCCCTTCCTCCAGCGTTTCAACGCAATTGTCATTACAGGTTCTCAAACAAAATACGGCGGTGTTAACCATCAACATTGAATGCACCTTGCCAGTATTTAATGCAAATTCAATGAATCCACTGTATATTCCGTTCAGTTATGCAAGTCAACAAAACAACACGACTGCAAATGCTATAGCAATCCAATACATTGCATTCTCTGGAACGCAAAATCCAATTTTTGAAATAGAATCCGAGGTTTCGTTTAAGTTGATTTCTCTCAATTCAGTTGCAACTTCTTACACATACAGTAGCACTGCACCCAATGTCGCCACCTTTGTTTCTAGTGCTTATGGAATCGCCATGCTTGCAAACACGAATCTTGCGGTTCAATCGTTAACTCCGATTAGAGGTGTAACTAGTAAAACCATTACGTTATCAGCAACTACTTTTCCTGGAGGTGTTGGTGGCGCCATAACATATAGTTTATCTCAGAATTCACCCAGTTGGGTCACACTTGCCAATAACACTCTTACACTCAGAGGAGAAGTAAACAGCAATCATGGCACAACCACAGTAATTGCAACTCAGCCACAAACGAGTTTATACAATCCGGCAACATTTAGTAGGTCATTTGATATTATTGGAATTGATTCCTCCGCTGGATTTAGTCATGCCATAGCATCAACAATGGCGCCATCATCAAATGGCTATACGACGACGGGCTGGCCATTTAAATTCAATGCAAACATATACTCAAATAACACTAAGATAATTGGAGTTAGTTTTCTAAAGTATGGAGGTTACACCATAGCCCCGAGCACTGGAGCAACAATGCAAATTTACAAAACAAAAGATCCAAATAAAGTGCTTGCTACGGTCTCATTTCACACGGCTTACAATTACGATTCAAATAATGACGGTACTTTATTCTTCATTCCATTTATAAATGGATCCACATTTGATGCCAATTCATTCATAACCGTTATGCCAACACAAATAGACTCTCTCTATGGAACAATTTATGAAGCACTTACATTTAATGCAGGAGACACGATAACAATAGCATTATTTTGTGCATCATCGCAACTAAACACTGCAGGTTCCGGTCCTAAGGGTATGGCTGGTTCCATAATTTCTTCAGACACCACTCTCCAAGCGTCCCTAACTGATTTAAAAATCCAAGCAATATACTCGCAAACCTCATCCACCACGTACAAATGGAGTAGCGGTTCTAATTTTAAGATTAATCTCACTACATCTGATAAATGTATTTTGGTAGGAATTACAATTGGATCCATCTGTTTTTTAAACCCGATAGAAAATTGTCCTATCTGGTTAGAATTCCAGTTTCCAAATAATGCAAAACTAAATATTTTTTTCAATGTCACCGCCATGACTAAAGACTCGTCTGGCCCGCTTGCGACCTTGTATAGCACCGGTAAATTAAGTATAAAATTTGACGGCAGCAATGTTTCTAATGATGCTTGCACCATAACGAATATGCACGGATCCACAAGTTATGATGTGAACGGATCCGCGACTACTATATCAATGAATTCATATCCGATGATCTCAGCTGGTTCAAATGTGCAAATGTTATCGAGAGATACTACTGTATTTGGGTATCTTTCCAATAATGTTGGTCAGCCGGTGTTAACATTATATGGATACTATGTTTAGATTGCAAAATAAAACACATTCATCTGCAAAAAATAAAATGCAACAATTACATAATCATAATAATCATAATTAAAGTAGTAAACAATTAATATAAATACATTAATTATATACATCATTACATCATGGCTTTCTCTCGGATCAGCGACGACCCATGCCGCATTGCCAAACAGTTGCAGGAATTCACGGGTGCGGGGCGCTACATGCTCAATGTGCCGGGCAACGGCGACAAGCCCTGCTACATGGAAGACCCCTGCATCCGGATGCAGGGCTGGGGCGGCAACTTAAGGACCAATGTGGTGGAACTGGAGAACAATTTGCGCGGGCTGAACATGCCGCTGTCGCGGGACTGCATCAATTACCAGGTCAGCGCCGCAAAGGTGGGCGACGCCCCCGTGCAGTACCCCTCGTGCACGCCGTTCGTGGAGCAGCCGCGCGCCACCGATCCCGCGTGGACCGCCCGGGATTTAGAGCAGTCGCATTTTTTTTACCTGCCCCTGAACCCGCAAGAGAACGTGTGCATCCCGTTTCAGAACAACTTGAGCACGCGCATCCTGGAAAAGGACTACTGGATCCCGTGTCCCCCAGGCTCCCGCGACGTGCAGCCGTCGCTCGTCCCGAAAAACGTCTTCACCGCACCGGTTTAGCATCCCGAAATCACGTTTGAAATCAATTATAAACCATTATTGTGCAATTTATATGTCTGCATAGTGCAAGCGCAAGGCACACATATTTAATTTTTAACATTCCACATTCCACATTCCATAATGGCATGCAAGAACATAATCGTGCGCAATAGCGCAATATCAACATGCGACCGAGGGGCACTCGTTGCTCCCCTTATGCAATATATATATAAATAAAAAGTATATTTATATATTAGTATTTAGCATTTCAATTTACATATACGTCTATAATTTGTGATGGCTGAACTTGCAATTCCTTTGTTGGGGCTGGCCAGCGTCTACCTCCTGTCCAACCAAAAAAAGAAGAACGTGCCGATGCCTTTAGCTGCTTCCAGCGGAGCGGCAGCAGCTTTTGCAGAGGGCTATGAAAACATGGGCAAACCCGCGAATGCCATTCCCAACGTGTCGGTTCCGCCCGACAACTACCCCGTGTTCAAGCCCAACACGGGCTACAGCGCGGACGACTACTCCAACTTCCCGAACCCCAACGCCGCCACCGACAAGTACTTTGAGCAGTCGGCGTACGAGGAGGTGGCGAACGGCGGCCCCGATTTCGGCGGCAAGACGCAGTTTGGCGACAAGTACCAGCAGCGCCGGCAGGTCATGTCGCTGACGGGCAAGGCCGTGGACGCCGCCGAATTTAAGCACAACAACATGGCGCCCTTCTTCGGGGCCAAAATCCGGGGGCGCACCGCCGACGCCAACGTGCAGGAGTCCGTGCTGGACACCATGAACGGGGCGGGGTCGCAGTGGGTGAGCAAGACCGAGGTTGCCCCGCTGTTCAAGCCGCAGGATAATTACAACTACGTGTACGGCACGCCCAACACCAGCGACTTCATGCAGGCCCGCCAAATGCCGTCCAGCAAGATGTCCAACGTGAAGCCGTGGGAGGAGGTGCACGTGGCGCCGGGGCTGGACAAGGGCTACACGGATGTCGGAAGCGGAGGCTTCAATTCCGGCGTGGAGGCGCGCGACAAGTGGGTGGACCGCAACGTGGACGAGCTGCGCGTGAAGACCAATCCCAAGCTCACGTTCGGCCTGGAGACGCACGAGGGGCCGGCGTACTATTACATTCAGAACGCGCCCAGCGCCGCCACGCAGGGCAAGGTGGAGAAGTATTTGCCCGACACGTATTATTTGAACACGCCCGACCGCTGGCTGACCACCACGGGTTTAGAGAAGGCGCAAACCGCGCGCCCCATTGAGGCCGACCGGTTCGTCAACCGTCCGTCCACCACGGCGGAGTACTTCGGCGCGGGTTCCGAGCAGAACGGGGCCGCCACATACGCCGCTCCTGAGGTGGAGCCGTCCAAGCGGCAGCAGATGGACCCCTGCAAGCACCATGCCATCAACATGGGGGCGTCGGGCCAGAAACCCGCAACCACCGCCGACCACGGGCGGTTGGGGTACAAGGTGCTGCACAACAACCGCAGCACCACCACGAACGCGGTGGCGCCGGGTGGCGTGTTTGGCGCCATTCGCGCCGTGGTTGCGCCGCTGCTGGACGTGGTGCGCCCGTCGCGCAAGGAGAACGTCATCGGCAATCTGCGCTCCTACGCGAATGCGGGCACCGCGGTTCCGGCTGGCACGGTGTTCAACCCCGCCGACCGCCTGCCCACCACCATTAAGGAAACCACGACCGGCTTGCTGGATTTCAACCATCTGAATGTTGAGCGCCAGACGAACGCGGGCTACCAGGTGGAGGAGCAGCAGCCGGTGGAAAACCAGCGCGACACGACCACCGACGTGGAGTACCTGGGGGCGGCCGGCGGGGCAGCCGCGCACATGGGCAACCAGGTGTACAACGCCGCCTACAACCAGCACAACAACAACAACAAGGTGCAGACGTCGTGGACGAACCAGGGCAACATGAACCTGCTGAACCACAACGAGAACGTGTGCGTGCGCAAGCCGCACCTGACCACGGTCAACTACATGGGCGCCGCTGCGCCGGGTCCGAACACGGTGAACATGCCGCCGTCCATGGAAACCTACGGCAAGGCGCATGCGGGGAAGAACTACCCGCGCAACGCCATTGAGTGCGAGCGAATCAACCCCGACATTTTGGACGCCTTTCGCAGCAACCCGTACACCCAAAGCCTGAGCAGCTACTTCCGGTAACGTACGTAACCAAATGCGCATGCGCATGCATTCCAATGCATTGTGCATTGAATGCCGCATCCATTAAAATAATTATATTTGTAAATATATAATTAATTATTCATTCATAATTCACACTTCCTCATCATTGCCGCCATTGGAATGAAACACTTTGTTTTATTTAGCATGATTCTCATTGTGGCGAGCGTGATAGTGCTGCTGATGCCCCAAAATGAACAGGAACAGGAACAGGAACAGGAACAGGAACAGGAACAGGAACAGGAACAGGAACAGGAAGAGTTTGCACCAATGCCGCAAATAGCCCGACGGGAGGGGTTCGGAGAGATAATACACCAAATGGGACAAGGATCATCCGAATTTGCTCTTCGTCCTGAGCAACATCAACCAATGACTGCGGGTCAGAGCAATTTATCCATCACTGCAGCTGCCGCAGATGGCACGTCCGACCAAGATCCATTGCTTCACAACACATTGAAGAAACAGGAACGCTTGTTTGAAACATTCACATCAAGATCCATGGACCAGCGGCCCGTGTCTGCCACCACCACGAAAAAGAACGGCATTGCATCCACTAGCTCACCAACGATTGAACCGTTCACTAGTGGGTCTGTATCCAAATGCAACCCCAAATGCGTGCAAATTAAAAACACATCTGATGCGATTGGAGACAATTGCGTGAATCCTCAAATTTCCAAAACCAACAAAAACCTGGATTATTCCAAAAAATACTGCCCCGCATTCCGACTGCCGGACGGGGATCATTTGATGCGCGAACAAGAATGCGCGACCTGCGGATACTACAAGTATGCAGCCAACTGCATAAAATTTGCCGATCCAAAAAATCCCAAGAAATGCACGTTGTATGGTTCATATGATTATGAACGCCCGACCACCGGAACCAATGATTACATAAACTGCAAAGACAACGATCCGATATGCAATTTGTTTCATGGTGTCGGAAACAATGGAGGCAATGCCGGCAAAACAACCACAAACACGGGACCCACCTGTTCAAAGGATAATTGCCCACCAAAAGAAGTGAACGTCGCCAATTCAAACAATGCAAAATGCGTCATTCCAGGGTGCATATCAGTGGATGATGATGGCATGTTGCCATATCCAATGGGGTTTTATGGTAATGATGGGATTAACCCGTGCACAGAAAAAGGAGCGAATGGGTTCCTGTGTCCTGCAATCACGTCCGGAACCATGTATAATTCGGGTTCAAGCGATCCGTGCTACACCACTGATGGCAAAATTGATAAAACCAAATTTCAATCCATGAATCAAGTATGCATCCGGGAGAAACCGAATTCCCAACAGAATTTCATCTCCGGTCAAGGCACTCAAGGTCAAGGCAGCCAACAACAAGGTCAAGGCAGCCAACAACAAGGTCAAGGCGCTCAAGTCACTCAAGGTCAATCCGCCATCAACGTGTATCATCATGCTGGCCGAGGCAAAAAAAGAGGTTCCATGTCCAATTCCAGTTCAGGCTCATCAGGCTCAGGCAGCTCAGGCTCAAGCACATACGTTGATCCGGTGCCAGGCACACTTTATCTAGGAATTTTTTAGGCAGGCATTGAGGGGAATCATTGCATCATTGCATCATTGCATCATTGCATGAGTTCCAGCATGTCCGCCTTGTTGATGTGCGTCTCCTTCGCGATGATCTTCAGAATTTTGCGGTGGGCGGCTTCGTCCTTCTCAATGTTCTTGTACAGCTCCTTGCAAATGTTCTGATACTCCACGTGCATTTTCTCCTTGTTCTCCCACCCGGGATGAGCCTCCATCCAGTCCTGTATGACGCGTGTCTGATAGCACGACGTCATGTAAATGAATTTCTTCACGTGTTCGTGAATGTCGTCCTTGATCCATTCGTCGCTCTTAATGTACATGGTCTCGCGCTTGGCGTCCGTGCAGTGAATGGGGCGCAGGTGCACGTCCATTCCATTCAGATTGTTGGCAATGATGGAGCCCACCCCCTCCACAATGCCGTTCGTCTTTGTGAATTCCAAATCCTGCAGCGTAATTTTCAGCGTTTTCATGAAATCGCTCAGCTTGATGGCGTCCTTGCACTCCGTGTTCAAAAACACCTGCACGTTAAACTGATTGTTGTTATGAATGGTTTGAGTGTTTGTCACATGTGCCACTTGCATTGGTTTTTCTTTAATTGTGTCGGTCAATGCATGAATTAAATCGTTTTGCATCATAATCATATTTTTCATAAAATCTTTCAAATCGTTCATGGGTGCGTTATCCGTTTGACTGATGCGCTTGTGCTTTTCAGTTTCATAATGCTGCTTTAAATTACTCTTTTTGCTGCAATAATACTGACACGGTTTGCATCCGTGCTTTTTCTTCTTGTTTGCATCAGTTTCTGAATTTGGATTCGGGTTCATGGGTGTGTGTTATGTGTTATGTGTTATGCGTGTATTATAATTTATGCTCTAAACGTTTTTATAAATATACATACAATCATTGCTTGATTAACCTAGACGGCTTATTTTGGCTTATAAAATAAGCCATCGCCTAGGCAAAACGGCTTATTTTGGCTTATAAAATAAGCCGTTTTGGACAAGCATCGCCCCCAAAATGCACACATTTTGGTGCTTTTTTTTAAGCTTTTTTTGGGCCGAAAAAATCACTTTTTTCGCGCCATTTTTTTTCAGACCAGTATGCTCTCATATTTTCTTTATTATTACATGATTTAATTTTGTTATTTTTTTATTCGACTTTGCACAAGACTCGATAAATTTTTGAGAAATGGACATAAAAAGTATGTCCAAAAATCGAAACCTCGTAACACTTTCCAACAAAAACGCGCGGCACTAGGTGATTTGCGGAACTTTTTTGGCGCACGATTCATGACATCATGTATGGTCTCGCAAAACTGAATCAATCATGTGTGCTAATTTATCCAAGCAAATGCGTGACATGTGACCCGCATGACATGTGACCCGCGTGACATGTGACCCGCGTGACATGTGACCCGCGTGGTGGTGCTTTTTTTTAAGCTTTTATTGGGTTCATAAAACGCGCGCCTCGGCAAAATGATTAATGGGTTAGTTAGGGTATAAATACACTCATGAACTTTTTCATCACGTTTTCAGGAGTGTATTCTTTGTAAGCATTCCAATCATTTTTGGATTTTATGATTGTCCTGATATTTTTGAATGCATCAATCAAACTTTCCTCTGAATTAAAAATTATAGCCTTGTCACCAAGAATTTCTATATGACTATTGTCAATTTTAGAAACACATGTGATTACAGGTTTATTCAATGTTGAAAACTCGGCAACCGCCAATCCAAACGTTTCCCCGTCGCTTCTGGCATGAATCATTGCATCACACGTGTTGATGAATTTCACTTTTTCAACTGGTTCAATGATTCTGTCAATGTAAATGATTTGCGGGTGTTCATAAAATTTATTAGTATTCACAAACAAAAAGAATAGTTTGCGATCAAGTTCAACCATTTTTGCAATTGCTCTGTGTGCCGTTTCAATGTCGAATTGATATAACCCGCCAATTCTGCCTATCACAATGGCATCGTCGTGAATGTTTAATTGCTTTCGCATGGTGTCATTGCACTTGGGCAAATTTATCATATAGGGCACGTAATCCACAATATTGTTGTATTTTGACGATAGTTGTTTTGATATGGTGGCATATTTTTCGCCATGCGGTTCAACCGTAAAAACGGCATGAGTTAAATTTGGACAATTCGTGACCATGTCATTGCCCGATGAGCCACCACTTTTAGTATTATAAAAATAATTAATTTTTTCGTGCAAAATTATCTCATCTATTTCCGAAAATTTATCATAAGCATAACACTTGAATTGGTTTTCAAATCTTTTAATGACATTGTGGTCATTATTCCATGCATGTTTGCAGTAAAAAATAATGCTTTTGTTGCCATATAATTTTTGGTTGCAGTAAGCATAATCGTACATGGCCAATTCTGTTCCTCTTTCACACAGTTGGTTGCTGTGAAATCCGATCACCAGTTTCACTGCAAAATCTTGCTCCCCTTCCACAACCATGTTTTTTTGTTTATAAATGTTGTTATTTTCAAGGTTTTAAGTGTTTATTCATGCAATTTCATTCCCACACCACGACAGGGCCGCCGGAGGGCCACTCGGCATAAGGGATCGCCTTGCTGGTGGATTGCGGAAAAGACAGCAGCTTTTGCAGTGCGGATTGGCGGCGTTCCAGCGGGGTCTGCTTGGCACTGGACGGCTCTCGGCGCGTCAGCTGCTTGAACCGCCATTCGAACTGCAGCGCGGCCTGCCAGGTGGGGAACCCGGTCACATGGCATGCGCGACGCCAGGTTTCGCCCCGGGCCACCTTGGCGCCGGTGGCATGTGCTCCGCCGCTGAGTTCTTTGTTGTGTTGTCTGAGCCGGCGTTCCAGATTCACGGTGGCTCCCACATATGTCGCGCGTTTGGAGGATGATTCCAGCAAATACACGAAGAATTCTTTGGCATCCTTGATTTCTTCTTCGCAAATGGGTTGCATTTGTGTGTTATGTGTGTTTATGTATTATGTATTATGCGTTGTGTGTATTATGTATTATGCGTTGTGTGTATTATGCATTATGCGTTGTGTGTATTATGTATTATGCGTTGTGTGTATTATGTATTATGCGTTGTGTTTATTAGAAAATGAAAAATGTATGTTTTTTCATTTTTTTGCATTGTGTTTCATATTTTAGATTTTGCATTTGTGCTGCATGTGATCATGCGATGTTATCTTGTCATTTGTGCATCATGCTGGGCCCGTCATCATCAACTGTAAAGTCGTCGGATGGCTGTGAATCAACGTGGACGATCACGTGATCGTGGTAGGCATGATGATGACCATGAGACGGCGTTTCGGACAGCTGGATGTCGTCGTCGTTGAATTCGGTGCTTTGCGTGTCGCCGGACACACAGCGTCCCAGCGCCCGACGGCACACCTCGTATGCCACCGGCGTGTCGTGCGAATCGTGATGAATGGAGTGCATTCGGTCAAGTCCCATGCCAGCGGCATTGCGTTTTGCAGACGGGTCGGAACCGATGAAGAGAATGGAATGCATTGGATTCCTTTTTTTGTTGTCGGCAATCATTTCATTCACGCTGCTCTGCGTGTAATTGCGGGAATCGTTGTTGTCGCCGTCGGTGAAGATGTACGTCGTCGCTGGAACTCCCGCGCTGCTTGTGTTCATATGGGCAATTGCAATGGCGGCTGCATCCCACAAAGCAGTCATGCCGTCACACACCAGCTCGGCGGCGTTCATGAGCGGGACATCGTGCACTGAAACTTGAGCACCCACGCGGATTCTGTCATGCGACGAGAATTCAATGATGCGAAGATGGGCTCGGTGTTCGCAAGGCTGACGGTAACGGTTTTTCAGATCACCAATGATTTCGTTGATGCCTTTGACGACTGACACGCGCTGGTCCTCCATGGACCCGCTGACATCTTGGACAAATATGACGTCCATGTCTTTCGTGGCAATGGGATGGCTTGCAATGGGATGGCTTGCAATGGGATGGCTTGCAATGGGATGGCTTGCAATGGGATGGCTTGCAATGGGATGGCTTGCAATGGGATGGCTTTGATCAATTTCGGTCATTGGTTTGCTTGTTTGCTTTGCTTGTACTAACTGTTTAAGTTGGATTTATTCCAATACCTTTCAATTTTTTTTTAATTGTCAAATGATTTTATGTAAATTTAAATTTATTACACATGAAACCCCTGCATAAATAAAATATGTTGTTAATGAATACTGTCAAAAATGAACAACAATGTAGTAAAATTTTTCATTTTTGTGATACTTATTTTCATGTCCAGCATGGCATATTCATTTGCCAATTTTAGCGAAGCAAAACACAAAAACACCACAGATATATTGTCGTTGGATTTTTTACCGATTATTGCAATATCACTTGGTTATGCATTTTTTGAATATTTATTCAAGATACCTGGATATTATTTAGTAAGAGATTTATTCACTCCGATAGAGTTGCAAATGTTTTGGCTATTGTTCACCTCCATCAGCGTTATTTTATTTCAAACGGTTTTTCTAAAAAAAGAAATGCAATTTCATTCATGTGTTTCGTTTTCCCTCATCCTACTCATTTTAATAATTGACATGCAATTCAAAAAGTAAGTGCACCGCGCATCATTGTCATTGCGCGCGTGATGTGGTGGTGGTGTATTTTTCATACATGTGTTTGCATGCCCCCAGCGTGGTCATTCCAATGAATATCCACGATTGGTTGTAAAAGTATTTGGACATGTCCAGCACTTGGAGGGTGTAGGAACACATCGGATTGGCGATGTTAAAAAATGTCACAATGTATCCATAGAATCCGGGGGGAGCACAAAAGTGCGCATACGTTTGCGCAGCAGCCCAATGCAGCGATGCAAATGCGGCCGGCATAAACATGAACGCAATTCCACTCATCACAGTGCAGTGCAGGGTAGTATCATCTCTCATTGTTTGTTTTTAATACTTTTCGGATGCATTCCTTTATTTGCGCATTTGGGTTGCATTATTGCATCCATATTGTCTTGCATCCGCTTTTATGAAAAGGTTGCGAAATTTCCTGACCGCTGCGTCTGATGCTGTCATGGGTTGGTTGTTGTGGTTGTGGTTGTGGTTGTGGTTGTGGTTGTGGTTGTTATTGGTGTACAACTTCGCAACCGCGGATCTGGGGTGCAGCGTCTCGCACGTCAAATTGTTTATTTGCATCCTGGAATGCTCGTCCAGCAAAACATTGTACAAAAATTCATTGTTGTATGCCACCTTTGTCACATTTTTGAATCCGGTCAAAAAATGACGCGCAGAAATCATTTTGCCGGAATAAAGAATCTTATGATGTTTGCTCATGCGCGTGTCTTCCGTCGGATAATTGTATCCCAGCGAGTGTTTTGAAAAATGCACTAAATGATCATCGTGCGATACGGTTTGGGTCACGGCAACAATTCGTTTGTTTCGCAGCGTGTGTTTGCCCGGTTCAATGTTTTGAATTGCAACGATGCCCTGGTCAGTTAACACCGGCGTGTTCGCGGGAAAACATATTTCGGATGGTATAGCGTAGAACCACGTTGCGGATATGTTGTCCCAATACGGGCTTCCCAGCCCGGTCGGAACATCAAACCCAGGTCCTGCGCTGAATCCATTGTCGGTGCCTTGCGTGACATCATAGAAACAGTACGCATAAGGATCGGGATTGGGATTAGGATTGGCATTCAGCGAATTCACATTTTTATACAGATCATACAATACCTTTTGCAACAGAATGGAATTGCCGTTATTTAAAACCGTGGTGAAGGTGGGTCCATCGCGATTGATGGAGGTCTGAATCAGGTTTGACAACATTCCCGCATTAACGGGACACGCCAGCGATGTTCCGCCGATTGTGGTGTACATTGAATTTCCAGAAGTGGATCCAAAAATAATGTTTACGCCGGTCAACGGATCAGCAATACCCGCAATATCAGGAGAACATCGTTTGTTGTATGCATTGAGCGCAGTCACACCGACTTGAAAGTCGGGTTTGGGAATGTAGATGGACGGACCACACCCGCCGCCACCTAGACCTGGTGTATCATTCCACGTTGTTTGCCTCATGATGGGATCAAAGTAAAGAGAAGTTCCACCTACACCAAGAACATTGGCAGAAGTGGCGGGATATAGAATATTTTGAAGGTCGCCAGATGCAGCCAAATAACAAATTGCATTGCTACTAAATGATGTATCAAAACCATCAATCTCGTGTTGTGATACATCAAGTTCTGGCGTGCCCCATGACATACTGATGATGTCGGTTGGTCCCCATGGATTGTTTGTAAAATTGGCCGGATCTGATGCATATTTCACTGCATCAAATATTTCATTCAACGGCGCCAACCTAATTGCTTGAACTACCCGTATGTGTGCATTCGGATTCATGGCGTGTGACCATTGAGTGTCCAATGATGTTTCAATGAATCCGCTCATTGCTGAATTGCAAACGACCAATATTACTCCTCTGTCAGGTGCTGCAATATTCGCGATAATCCAAGGTACCACGTAATCCAATAAAAAAATGCCCAGGTTGAATTCAGTGCCATTGTTGTTGGGGGCATTTATGTAAGTCATTAAAAGATCACTTAAAACTTTGCAAAGTGCAGCATAACTCTCGAAAACGGGTCCTTCTCCAAATGGAATGACTTCCAATGTGGTGGTTGGAATATTGTTCAACTGGCAGAATGCATCCAGCGATGATTGAAGCAACGATGCCGGAAATGCAAATGCAATTGCAATTGTCACAACGACTGTTTTTTTTCCATATAAAGGAGCAACTGGGGTTGATTTGTAAGCGAGTCTTACATCCTGTGGAGTGTACGGAGCAACTGGGGTTGATTTGTAAGCGAGTCTTACCTCCCGTGGAGTGTACGCATCATATTGCAAGTCAATTGACGAAATTATTTTGTGTGGAAACGTAAATGAACTTGCTGTTGCATTTGCCAATATTACATTTATTACATCAATTGATAATGTTTCAGACATTGAATGAATATTCGTTTATGAAGTGCCATTATATTTTATTTACACAAAATACTTAAGTAATATGAAACTCTGTTTGTTTTTTGTTTTTAATACTTTTCGGATGCATTCATTTATGTATCAAATTTTTTTCATTTGCGTGCTGCATCATAATTTTGAATGAACCTGCTGTTCCTTATCAGCATTTTACAAATTCCATAGAAAATTATTTTAGTATGTTGAAATCACGATTACAAAAATTAGACGGATTAACACACGCAGAATTGAAAGAAAATATAACCAAAACTATAGTGAATATACCAAAGGATAAATACAGGAACATAATTAAATGAGCATATGAAAGACCCGAAAAATACATATCCAATAAAAACAAGACACGAAAAATAAAGAAGAATTATTTATACAATGTGTAATGTGTAATGTGTAATGTGTAATGTGTAATGTGTAATGTGTAATGTGTATTTAATTAATGTTAAACTCATTTAAATGTTATTTTTGATCGTTTAATTATTCCTGCAATTAACAAATCAACATATACCCTATATAATCAAATGCCGCAGCAAAAGGTGGCATTCATAACTGGAATCACTGGACAAGACGGTTCGTACCTGGCCGAACTGCTGCTTGGAAAGGATTATTTGGTCCACGGCTTGATCCGGCGCTCCTCCACGATAAACACCTCGCGCATTGATCACCTGTTTCACAATCCCGCGCTCAAGCTGCACTACGGCGACATGACGGACAGCGCGTGTCTGTACAAGATCATGAACCACATCAAAACCACGCACCCCGCAATGGAACGCTTGGAGATTTACAACTTGGCCGCGCAGTCGCACGTCAAAATATCGTTTGAGATGCCGGAATACACGGCCGACACGGATGCGTTCGGCACGCTCAAGCTGCTGGAAGCGATTCGCAACAACGAGTTGGACGCGGTTGCGCGGTTTTATCAAGCATCCACCAGCGAGCTGTACGGCAAGGTGCAGGAGATGCCGCAGAGCGAGACCACTTCGTTTTATCCGCGTTCACCGTACGCGGTGGCAAAGCTGTACGCGTATTGGATCGTGAAGAATTACCGCGAGGCGTACGGCATGCACGCATCCAACGGCATCCTGTTCAATCACGGCGGCGTGCGCCGCGGCCACAACTTCGTGGAGCGCAAAATCACGCTGGGGCTCGGCAAGATTCTGCGCGGTGAGACGGACCGGCTGGTCATGGGCAACATTGATTCGCAGCGCGATCTGGGCAGCGCGCAGGATTACGTGGAGGGGATGTGGCTCATGCTGCAGCAGGATGCGCCGGACGACTACGTGCTGGCCACGGGGGAGACGCACAGCGTGCGTGAAATGATTGAGCTGGCTTTCAGCATGGCGAACATGCGGTTGAAGTGGCGCGGCACGGGGGGCGACGAGGTGGGATACGACGAGGTCACGGGCAAAGACCTGATTTTTATTGACCCGAAGTACTACCGGCCGACCGAGGTGGACGTGCTGTGGGGCGACGCGTCCAAAGCGGAACGCGTGTTGGGATGGTGCCCGCGCACCTCGTTTGAGCAGCTCATTGCCGATATGGTGCAGCAGGACACGCAATGCGTTTACACGATCATTTAGATTCCACAATATCACAATTACAAAATGTTTACATTAATGTGTATTAATGTAAAAATTGAATGAAATACATGGATGACATTGATTTCATTATCACACTCATTTCATTGAACCGATGCAGCCGTCAATAATTCATAACCATACTCCATTAATGGACCGAATTTTGAACCGAAAACACGCGCTCACCAGCTTAACCGATGCCGAATTTGAGGCGATGCTGCCGCAACTTGCCGCCGAGCTGGAATCCAACGGGGTGCTGTACGAAACGTACAGTGACTCCGAAATACAGAAGGACTGGGCACTATTACTGAAAAAGGACACAATGATCAATGCAATGACCATTTCGGCCACGGAGGTGGCGGGCATGAAAGTGCTCCGAAAACACATGCGGCACTTCCATGCCGTGCGCAATCACAAGGGGCACTCCGTGGAGTCGCGGTGGACGCAGCCGTGCCTGGAAAAGGCACTGCGATTCAACCGTGACCAGCATTCCACGCCGTATGCGTCCGAAATCATTCGCTCACTGTCGTTTGCAAACGGGCTGGGCAAGGTGACCATGTATCGCCCGCTCATGGCGAAAAAGGTGGTGTCCTATTTGGCCAATAAAGATGAATTGACAGAGGTGCGTGTGTTGGATGTGTGCGCGGGATGGGGCGGCCGAATGATCGGCGCAAAAAGCGTGGAAGGAGGGGGAGACAAGCTCCCCCCTCAAACCCCCCGCAAAGGAGGGGGAGACACTCAACCCCCCAGTAAAGGAGGGGGTCCGAAAGTGCATTACACGGGCATTGACCCCTGCGCGAAGACGTATGAGGCGCTGCGCGCCATTCGCGACGAGCTCGGCCTGACCAATGTGATATTAATTAATAAACCGGCCGAAGTGGCCTTGCAAGAGCTGGACCCTGGTGCGGTTTATGACATTGCGCTCACCAGCCCGCCGTATTACAACCTGGAAATTTATTCGGACGAGCCGACGCAGAGCATTTCATCTTCTGCACTTGATGGATATCAGGCGTGGTTAAATAAATTCTTAAAACCGGTGATTGCGGGCGTCATTCGGCTCGGGGTGAAATACAGCTGCTGGAGCGTGAAGAACTTCAAAACCGACAAGAAATACGATCTGCTGGACGACGTGATACGGATTCATGGCGAGCACGGATGGCACCTTTTGGGCGGTGCGGTGTTCACGATGGCCAACAGCCGGCGCCCGGGACAAAAATCCGCGAGTGAAGATGTGACCCCAAAAAAAACGGAGGAATGCACCTACGTCTTTGTTCGGGTGGCATAATACAGAAGTATCAGTGCAACATAAAAAACAAACATTTGCGCCACAACAATCATTATAATATTCAAAACAAACACCATGTCTTTGTATTTTTTATTTGGGAATGGTGCTCACGAATTTGCGCAGGCATTCCAGGCCGTGGATCGGAGTGAGATGCGGCATGATGACCGATTTCAGAGTCCACCAGCCCTGCTTGCCCTGGAACGTCACCACCTTTTTTTCGCGCAGCTCGCCCATAAGTTGCGCTTTTGTCACGCACCACACCTTCCACTCATGAAACTCTAGGAGGGCCAGCATGGCGAAAGTGTAGTCGTGCTCGGGTTCCAAGTGCTGCCACCGGCAGTCGTCTTTTCCGGCCCATCGCCGGGCGCATTTGATTTCGCATTTGTGTCCCTCAAACACGCCGTCGTGCTGACTGGAGGTTCTTGGCGTCATTTGGAACAGTTCGGCCAGGATCAGTTCGCTGACGGAGCCAAACGGCTTGGAGTCCAGGCTCACCAACTCAACCACTGCCGGGTCAGCATTCATTCGGACATAATACTGCGTCTGCGTTTCCCTTCGTTCATTGTTGGCGTATGCCTTGGTGTGCTTCCAGTGATCAACTGAAAGCAATTGCACTGCTTGCGCTTGCACTGCTGCTTGCACTGCTGCTTGCGCTTGCACTGCTGCTTGCACTTGTGGATGCACTGCTGCTTGCGCATTGTCGTCGGTTTCATCATCCAATGCTGGGTTTGGGTTCATCATCCCAGCGTAAAATAATAGGGCTTGCATTGGGTAACTTGATTTGTGTTGATTGCATGAAAAATGTTGCGCTTTTCATGCATTCAATTTTTTTACATTTACATTTTAAATTGGTAACATGTCGCATCACATCACATCAATCGTAATCGTAATCGTCATCGTCATCGCAATCGCTGTCAATGAACTGGCGAAAGGGGCAGTGTGCATTCCAATGTGTAAATCAATTTGTTCAACATTTTCATGTTGTTGTAGTTGAGAGAATAAGTATTAAAGTTATTTCAATAATGCAAATAAATATATAAATATAAGCCCATTTTCTCTCAAATGAATAAACTAGAACCACCGATGATGGTGACAGCAGCAAAGCACCGACGGGTTCGCGTGATCCATAACCCCAAATCGGAACCATTGGAGATGCTGGACATCCACGGCGACATTCGGCAGAAGTTGCACTACTTCATTGCACAAAAGAAAATCCCCAACCTCATATTTCACGGGGTTTCCGGTTGCGGAAAAAATACACTGGCATGGAATTTCATCCGCAGCATCTACGGCAACGACAAGCCAATGATGAAAGACTACGTCATGCACGTGAATTGCGCGCACGGCAAGGGCATCCGATTCATTCGCGAGGACCTGAAGTTCTTTGCCAAAACCAATGTGGATCTGAAAGATGGAGAGATATTCAAGAGCGTGGTGCTGATGAATGCGGACAAGCTCACCACGGATGCGCAGTCCGCTCTGCGCCGGTGCATTGAGCTCTTCAACCATTCCACCCGGTTTTTCATAGTGGTGGAGGACAAATACAAGCTGCTGCGCCCCATTCTGTCGCGGTTCTGCGAGATTCACGTGCCGGAACCGGTTGTGAACGGGCAGCAGGTGAATCTGCACACGCATTTGCTGCAAAGAATGTTTGCAGGTTCAACGTTGTGCAAACTAAAACAGCAGCGCGCCGAATGGTTGGCGAAGGAGGTGTCGTTCGTGAAAGAGTACACTTACGCCGAATTGATTTCGCTGGCAAATAAATTGCACGAGCGGGCGTACAGCAGCATGGACCTAATGCGCCGGTTGGAAGAATCCGACCTTCCGTCGGATCAAAAATATGAGAAGCTCATTGCCTTTCAAAAGGTGCGCCACGAGTTTAGGAACGAGAAATTGTTGATGCTGTTCATGTTGCATTTTATGCTATTTCGTTCTGATGCCAGTTTAGAAAATATATCATTTATGTAAACATCATATTTATTTGAGCATTTTAGTATTTGAGTATTTGAGCATTTTAGTATTTGAGTATTTGAGCATTTTAGTATTTGAGCAATGGACGACTATTCTCTTCCCGTTTTGCATGAATCGCGCAACGAGTGGTGTGCGCGCCTGGTCAACATTTTGGCTCCCATGACGGCGGAAGGATTTCGGTCCATTTTTGACGAAGCGTGGAAGCTGTGCGAGCAGAACAACGAGACCGGGAAATATTTGATGACATTTCAGAATTTTCTCTCGCGCGTGCCGAAATGGAATGCAACCATCATTGCGCAAGAGACTCAGCGCATCGTGGACCGCAGCGGTTGCGGGTATTTAGCGGATCTGGTGACGTGCGTGCACATCATTCAGTTGAAGAGCCTGACCTGCATGCGCGTGGGCAGCAAGCAGAAGAAGGTGGACATTGACATTCCGCAGCTGAACGACTTCGTGCACAAGGTGTACGTGAACTGCGCGCGCAAGCTCTACACCAACGTGTATTTATTTGAACGCGGCATTCCGCCCTTGTCATCGCAAAAGAACACGAGAGAAATAGAGATAATGATTAAGGAGTGCATTCTGGACAGCATTCGGGACAGCATCCCCCTTGAAATGATCCTGAAGACGTACATGGATGAGACCATTGAAGACCACACCGAAATTAAAATGAAGGAGGAGATTGTGTCGCAAGAGCTGGTTGAAACGAACGAGGCACAAGTGGCGACCGCGACTGCTGACGCGACTGCTGCGAATGCGAATGCGAATGCGAATGCGAATGCGAATGCGAATGCGAATGATGCAATGGCCGCCGCAGGCATTGACCCTGTTGTGTCTAGCGCGTTCCCCAGCCTTTCTGCATCCACAAGCGCAAGCAGCAGTGCAAGCGCAAGCAGCAGTGCAAGCGCAAGCAGCATAAAATTCAATGACGTGGACAGCGCCATTGACACAAACAATGCCGAACACAGCATTCATGCGCCCAAGACGGAGGAACGCCTGGAACAAATCAGCAACGATCGGTATTTGCAGCGCAAAATGCAAGAAGAAGAAGATGATGACGGGGCACAAGATCGGCTAAAAATTGGCGAAGACGTGCAACTGGACGTGCTGGACGTGCACTCAGTGGACGAGCCGTCAAAAAAGCTGAATTTTGATGCGCCTGAGCTGGACGACATTGAAATTTTGGCCTGAAATCTTAAAATGGATAATTCGTAAAAAGGGCCAAATGATTCGTTTTGGTTAGTATATACTTTAGCAAACATGAACAGCCACGCTTACATTGTCAGCGGCATCATTGCCTTCGTGTTTTTGGTGGCCAAGTTTTTGGAGATGCGATTTTCTGGCGCCAACAATGTGGTTGACAACGAAGGCGAAGAGGCCCCTCACCCCCAATCCAAGCCGCTGAAATACTTGCTGCGCGATGCGCTGCTGGTGTACGTGTCGTCGCTCCTCGGGTTCTACATCATAGCGCAGTTTGAAGAGCACACTGCCGTCACTGGCTCAGCGACCAAAGATGTGGCGGCATTTACGGGCGGGCCCGACTTTTAAATCAGGGAACTACGTTCCCCGAACCCCTCCTTGTCAGGGAACTACGTTCCCCGAACAGTGAACTGCGTCCAAGGCACGTCTCGCCAAGGCACGTCTCGCGCCGAGCCGTTGTGTCCCCGAAAGGCACCTAACGCACCGAACACAATAATTATAAATTTATAAATTAATAATTAAAAACAACGCAAACAAGAATCAATAAGCACAGGCATAAATGAACGATAACCCGATTTGGACCAATTATTTGAATCATTTTTCGGAGTTGGGTGCCGACGCATTTCCTAAGAGTTCAAACAATGGCGGCAATGGCAAGTTCTGCGTCATTGTGGAGCCGCGGCAGCACCCGAACCTGATCCCCGTCATTAAGAATTTCATGCATTTGCTGCAGTGGGGACTCATTGTGTGTCACGGTCCCGACAATGAGGCATTTGTGAAAGACGGCCTGAGGGACGCCTTTTCACATCATGATAATGTGCATTACGTGCGCATGGCGCAGCCGAATTTGACCAAGCAAGAATACAGCGCCATGCTGTGCAATCCGATGTTTTGGCAGTGCTTGCTGGATGGTTTTAAATGCGAACACGCGCTCATTTTTCAGTGCGACACTCTGCTGCTCAAAGGCTGCGATGTGATAGACGCGTTCTTGAAGTACGATTATGTGGGTGCGCCGTGGTCCGATCGTGGCATGTATGCGACACTGCCGCCAAACAATCGGCGCGTGCGGCTGACGGTGGGCAACGGTGGTCTGTCGCTGCGCAATGTGCGCACCATGCTGGCCATCACTCGCAAGTATCCGTACCCGCGCGAATCGGGGGTTCCTGAAGACGTGTATTTTTCGCACTGGCTGAAGGTGCACGAAACCGAGTACTGGGTTCCCACCAGCGAAGAAGCCAGCGCATTTGCAATGGAGCACGTGCACAACCCGGATGCGGCGGGATTGCACTCACCGCCGCCCGCATTAAAACCCGAATGTGACCGCATGATAACGCTTGCATTGGCCAAACACAAACCCATGACTTGCCTGGAAGGAAATAATAAATAAACAAAAATCATTTAAAGATTTGGTTAGGATGTAATGCATCACAACACAAGCAACACAAGCAACCCAGCAAACCAGCAAACCAGCAACCCAGCATGACAACAAAGACCAAGAAAGCAATTGGCATTGATTTGGGCACCACGTATTCGTGCGTGGGTGTCTGGCAGAACGAGCGCGTGGAAATCATCGCCAACGACCAGGGCAATAGAACCACGCCGTCCTATGTGGCTTTTACGGATGCTGAGCGCCTGATCGGCGATGCGGCGAAGAACCAGGTGTCCATGAACCCGGAAAACACCATTTTTGACGCGAAGCGCCTCATCGGCCGCAAAATAGACGACGCCAGCATTCAGAACGACATGAAGCACTGGCCGTTCAAGGTGATTGCCAAGGACGGTGGCAAGCCGCACGTGCAGGTGGAGTTCAAGGGTGAGCAAAAAACGTTTTCGCCGGAGGAAATTTCGGCCATGATTTTAATAAAAATGAAGGAGATTGCGGAGAGCTACTTGGGAACCGAGGTGACGGATGCGGTTGTGACTGTGCCGGCGTATTTCAATGACGGGCAGCGCCAGGCCACCAAAGACGCCGGTGCCATTGCGGGCCTGAACGTGCTGCGCATCATCAACGAGCCCACTGCGGCGGCCATTGCGTACGGCCTGGACAAAAAAGGCAAAGGCGAGCTCAACATTCTGATTTTTGACTTGGGAGGCGGCACGTTTGATGTGTCGTTGCTCACGATTGACGACGGCATTTTTGAGGTGAAGGCGACGGCGGGCGACACGCACCTGGGTGGCGAGGATTTTGACAACCGGCTGGTCACGTGGTGCTTGCAGGAGTTCAAGCGCAAGCACAAGAAGGACCCGTCCGGGAACAACCGGGCGCTTCGCCGACTGAGGACGGCGTGCGAGCGCGCCAAGCGCACCCTGTCGGCGTCTGCGGAAACCACCATTGAGGTGGACGCGCTGTTTGACGGCGTGGATTTTGCGACGAAGATCACGCGCGCGAAATTTGAGGAGCTGTGCATGGACCTGTTCCGCGGCACCATTGACCCCGTGGACCGCGTCATCCGGGATTCCAAGATATCCAAGGGCAGCATTGACGAGATTGTGCTGGTGGGCGGTTCCACGCGCATTCCCAAGGTGTGCGCGCTGCTGTCCGAGTACTTCAACGGCAAGGAACTGAACCGCTCCATCAATCCGGACGAGGCGGTGGCGTACGGGGCGGCGGTGCAGGCGGCCATTCTGACGGGCGACCAGTCCAAGATCACGCAGGACATCCTGCTGCTGGACGTGGCGCCGCTGTCGCTGGGCATTGAGACCGCGGGCGGAGTCATGACCAAGCTCATTGAGCGCAATTCCACCATTCCGTGCAAGAAGAGCCAGATCTTTTCCACGTATGCGGACAACCAGCCGGGCGTGCTGATCCAGGTGTTTGAGGGCGAGCGCCAGCTGACCAAGGACAACAACATTCTGGGGAAGTTTCAGCTGGACGGCATCCCTCCGGCGCCGCGCGGCACGCCGCAGATTGAGGTGGTGTTTGACATGGACGCGAACGGCGTGCTGAACGTGAACGCCACGGACAAGGCGGGCGGCAAGTCCAACAAGATCACGATCACGAACGACAAGGGGCGGCTGTCCAAGGAGGACATTGAGCGCATGGTGTCGGAGGCGGAGAAGTACCGGGAGGAGGACAGCCGGCACAAGGAGCGCATTGATGCGCGCAACGGCCTGGAGAACTACATTTACTCCGTGAAGAACTCCACCGATGACGCAAAAATGAAAGAGAAGCTGTCGGAAGAGGAGCGAGGCACCATAGATGCGGCGTGCAAGGAGTCGCTGGAGTGGCTGGAATCCGCAACAGCAAATGACACAACGGTTGATGACTACACAGCCCAGCAGAAAACGTTGGAGGGCATTGTTGCGCCCATTGTGGCGAAACTGTATGGCCAAAGCCCACCGTATGGCCAAAGCCCACCGTATGGCCAACAAGAGCAAGGTTCCAATGCGCCTTCTGAGCATGGGTCCGGTCCCGGCGCTGGCGCTAGTCCCAGCGTGGAGGAGGTGGATTGAACGCGCGCGAGCAAATGAATAAATGAATAAATGAATAAATGAATGAATGAATAAATGTCATTGTGTTGTGCAGACATGCAACACACAATGTGTAAATTTTTTTAGAGCAGCGTGCGCTGAAACATGAACCACACATCGTATTTGGATCCCTCCTCGCGACAAATGTTAAAATGGGATTGCATGTCTTTGGAAAACACGCAATGCGCAATGATTTGCTGGTCGTCTTTTACTGTGCGCCCCTGGGAAAGCTGCTCGTGCAGTTTGGCATCATACGCGGTTGCCCACCACTCGGTCTTGGTTTTGTGCAGCATGAAAAACCCGCCCGCTATGAAATCCATGCGCGAGTCTAATGTTTGCGTCGGATCGTTGACGATCTGAATGCAGTGCTCAATTTGGGCCCAATCATTGTTGACACATCCGTAGTAAATTTTGTCTGATTTTAATGCCGCGATTTTGTCGGGATTGGGCCATCCGCGCAGCTGCGACATGGTCATGTCCAGGTATGGTTGAGTCGTGCGACCCCGGAAGTACCCAATGTCGCACCAGCCGTAGTAGTCCGTGTCAAAATATTTTTGAGTCGCGGTTTCATGCACGAAGTGCACTTTCTCGGACCACAGCGCATTCACGCGCCAGTCCACCAATTTATTAAGCAACCCATTTTTTTCGTGATTTTCAATCCACATGTCTTTTAGCGCATAATTTCGGAAGGATTCAAACGGTTTTATGACCACGTGAATGCGCGGATTAACGGCGGCGTACGCGTTAAAATCAAATGCAGCGCAACTCGCTTCATCCGTGTAAATGACGAGGTTGTAGGTGTGAACATTAGACAGCATGTTGCGGATCCAGGGGGCGTACACGCTGAAATCAAACTTGGCCTTGAAATGGTACCAGCACGTGGAAAACGTGATGTTGCTGTGCAGCAGCACATTATTCGTGGACATTGCAAACGTCATGTGGTTGTTTAAAGTGGTGTCATTTAAATTATTGGAATTATTGTTTTTGAAATCGGTGGAGTTGAAATTCTTGATTTTTTTAGTGAAATTGAAATTGAAATTATTATTGGACATTTGAATTAAAATGTTAAATTAATATTCAATACTATAATAAATATATACATTGCATTTAAATTCATATTTATAATACATTTTGAAATATTGTGATGTTCACCATTTATAAAAAAATAATAAGTCCAGACACGAGTCCCGTGTTGGGGCCTGCAAAAAGTGAAAGTCCCGAACTGAAACCAGTCCAGGACCAGGAAGTGACGCAAGAAATGGATTCATTTTCATTGTCGTTGTGTGACTGTTGCAGTTCGCGTGTCAAAGGACTGAATGCGCTCGCACCCGCGCCCGGGGCCGCACCCGGCCCCCAATCGTCATATGAATTTGGGCATGCAACCCATTACACATACAATAAAACGACGCCCCGATTGTGGCACGAGGTTTACAACTCCTAGTAGTTTTGCATCACTTGCGCATCTGCATTTTCACGTATTCCATGCGGCGTCGTATCATTTGTGTTTTGTCCAAATCCAGCATCAGATGCCCGTAATTCGTGACGCGCTGTTCAATGTCGCTGTAATCCTCGCGCTGCACCACGCTGAGCGGCGTGATCAGGAACCAGCGGTCCTGGCGCTGCAGTTCAAACCAGTACCGGTCAATGGCGTAGTCCAGTTTTTGCGTGGGTTGTCGCATGAGCTCATTGATCCCTGCGCGATAATTGTCAATGAGCGTGTCGTAGTAGTGCGATCTCACGACGTACGCGGTAGTGGTTTGACAGCTGTTGATCTGAATGCACGCGTCATTTACGACGCGAAACGGCGGGATGTTGTTGCCCGCAAGAAGTACCACATCCCAGTCCGGCACCGTGGCCATGAATTTGGACAGCTGTGTTAAAAACAGCGGGACATTCGTGAACTGAACGTCGTCCTCGCAAACCAAGACGTGATCCCATCCGCGCTCTTTGGCAATCTGAATGCAGCGCATGTGGCTCATGCTGCAGCCGATCGCGCCATGGGCCGCATTCTTGATGGCATTGAACCGCTCTGCCACCAGGTGCGGCATTCCACGCTTAAGGGCGGCTAGCTGCGCCTCCACATGCGCGAGTCGGTCCTTGCGCGACTCCAAATTGATGTAGATCGCGTTCTTTATGTTGCCCAAATGGTTCATAGTTTAATTAATACATGTTTAAGTGCAATCCATTTAAATTGTGTCGCGAATGAATGATTATTATTTTGAACATAACATTTGCAACATTTGCATTTTGCAACACTCATTTGCAACATTTGCAACATTTGCAACATTTGCAACATTTGCAACATTTGCAACATTTGCACACATTATTATATATCCATATGTATATCCACACAATCATTGACATATATAATGCAGCCAACCCGCACAGTACTTTACATTGTTATAGCAATTGCGTTCGTGTGTTCCGGACTGTATCTGTTCCACAAAAATAAAAACAATCATGTCATTGTCATTGCGATATTTTGGTTCATAATTGGATGCATAGGAACATATCTATTTACCAGTAAACAAAAAAATCACGAAGGTAAATATGTTTCAAACTTGATCATTGTTCAAAACACATCCACCTGCGACAATGGTTGTTATCACATACATCACTGGATGTGGATGTTATTTGTGTTATTTTTCGTATTCATTGTGAATAAATTCATCATAAATGACAAGTGTTCATACATGGACTACACCAACGTGTTGGCATTGTATTTTGGCGCGTCCATATCTGAGTACATTAAATATGGTTCGGACATTTTTATAATCAAACAAAAATGTTTTTCAGACTGTTTGCTCAAACGACGATGAATTATGATAATATAATGTAATAAAAATTGATTTATCATATTATCATATATATCATATAACACATTGCACCAATGAACAACGCGCAACAACCACAACAACCACAACAACCACAACAACCACAACAATCACTTCATCCAAAAATGCACACCCTGTTCTTTGACGGCTGCAGCAAGGGCAATCCAGGACGCGCAGGGGCGGGCGCAGTTCTCTATGACCCGCATGGAGCCGAAGTGTTTGCGGAATCGGTTTTTGCTGGACACAGCGCAACCAACAACGAGGCAGAATACACGGGACTCATTCTAGGGTTGAACGAGGCACTTAAACGCGGCATAACGGAGCTACATGTGCGCGGCGACAGCCAGCTCATCATCCGGCAGATGCAGGGCAAATACAGGGTGAATTCCCCCAACTTGGTGCCGCTGCACCAATGCGCAACCACGCTGGCATCCAAATTTGCGAAAATTGACTTTGACCACGTGTATCGGGACAAAAACCAGCGTGCAGACGCGCTGTCAAACCGGGGGGAAACGAGCTCCCCCTAGGTTCTTGTAAACGGCAACCCCATGTTCCCGTCCCCGTACCATTTTTTATTGACTTCGGTCATGGTCCCGCTGTAATCCACCTGCTGTTTGGAAACGTCGCTGTAATCGGGGCGCTGGATCACCGTAACGGGCACAATCAGATACCAGCGATCCGTGCGCTGCAAATTCTTCCAGTATTGGTCAATGGCGTATTTGGGCTGCTGACTCGGTTCAGCAATCAAGTTTTTCAGCCCCTCCTTAAAATTCGCAAGCAGGGTTTCATAATACGGGCGCTGCACTAGATATGCGGTGGTGGTTTGGCAGTTTGCAATGCGCACGCATTCTGGCGATTCCTGGCGAAAGGGTTGGTAATTGTTTCCGCCAATCAACAACACGTCCCAAGCATCACCGAACCGTTTCAAAAATTGGTTAACGTTGTACACGAGGTGCCCGGGGTTGGTGATTGTGGCATCGTCTTCGCACACCAGCACGTGGTCCCAGTTGTTGTGAATGGCGAGTTCCATGCAGGCAATGTGGCTCATGCTGCATCCGATGGCGCCATCCGTGTTCCGAATCGCCGAGAACCGCTGCGGGTTCAGTCCAATTTTAGTGAATTGCGACTCAAAATGGGTGCGACGGTCTATGCGCGAATCCAAATTAATGTACAGAATGTTGCGTATGTCGTGAAATTGACGAATCATTTGTTTAAATTTGATAAATTTGATTTTGTATTATTTAAATAAATTAAATAAAACAATTTGAGTTTTCAAACGGAAAATGAAAAACAACCAACAAACCAAACACGCAATCACATTTCATGATGGCCCGACGTTGTGATATTTCAAAAAGTGAATGAAATGCTTGTTGTACGAATGTCTTTCTGCGACCAGCGCGATGTCGGCGTCCGTCATTGCTACATACGCATATTTTTTAAAAAAATGCTGGCGTTTAATTATGCCAATCGCTTGCAGAACCGCCGACCATTTGCAACACGTGGTGTTAAGCGGGATTTGCATGTCATTGTTTGAAACCACCGCATGCGATGAACACCCTTGATCAATTAAATACGACGTAATTCCCAGTTCATACTGTGAAATGGCAGCCTGATGATTTGCGGGCAGTCCGTGCATTTCAAAATAGGACAGGATGCCCGGCACCGCGGCCGCGTTGAAACACATGAAATACGACTGAATGTGAAATGTGTACTCATGGCTGCTGGTGAGTCCGACGAAATCGTGCGACACATTTGATTCAAACAGGCGCTTCATGCAGCTGCCGAATGCGCTCACATCCACGATTATAAAAGAATCATTCATGAGACACAACCGCGCGGCGTGAATCAGCGTTTTTGCGGTTTGCATTATGAACAATCCGTAATTGCGGAAATCGCTCTTCAGATTATAAGCCAATAAATGACATTTATTGTGATCCGGTGAATGCAGACGATTCCATTTGTTCGGACAATTGGTTAAAACGATGATGTAATCAAAATAGTGCTCAATGCACTCAAGTGACAGCATGTTGTAATTTTCCACATCATTGTGTTCGGAATAATGTGAATATATGGCAACCCGCTTGTCCTTGAAATCCAGGTTGTAAATGAACTGCGTGTGCGCATAATTCGCGGAAATGGCATGAGACACGTCGCGTTCCCGTTCCAACTCCACTTGCAATTCGTGCAACTTTTTGCGCTCCGCATCCGTCGCAGCATTGCACTGTTGCAGAATTGCAGCATGGGTTTCGGCTTCTCGTTTGATGACCGCAGCATGGATTTCGGCTTCTCGTTTAATGACCGCGCGCAATTGCGTGCATTCGGTCTCCAATGTTGCATTTTTCAACAGCAATTCCTGTTTGTAACGATTCCTTTTGTGAATTTCCAAATTGAACGCTCGTTCCTCTTTTTTATTCATTTTCACTGGTGTTAATTGCAACTTATTTTTAATACGTTTCACATGCATTAATTTAACCCAAATGCAAATCCAACAACCACAACCACAACAAATCACATCATGACAAATGATTTGAAATACTCATCATTTTTAAGTGCGTCCATGTAATGAAACAACCGCTTGCGTCGCATGACGGCATCGCCATTTGCGGCATCCGTTTCGTACTCCACAATGTCCTCTATTATGTCCATTTTTCGGGCCTTGTGTTTTATTCCATAGTATCCCGCAATGTGCCTGAGCTGCTTCATGGTGTAATTCATCTCGTAATCAAATGACATCGCCGTCGCGCAATCCATCTTAAAAAAATCAGGATCCTCAATGTCTTCAAACTCCATATAGGCATCGGCGTTCGCATTATTCAATTCCTCGTGCAGTGACTGCATCATGCTGTCATACGTGGACATGGATGACTCCAATGACTGCGAATGCGTTGGACTTGGACTGTCATTCGCATTTGCATTTGCATTTGCATTTGCATTTGCATTTGATGTCGTGATTTCTATGCACAATTCAACTGACTCTTTGTGCATCATTCAAACTCATCAATGATCATAAACACAATTATTTAATTGTTTTTATGTGTTGTTTTTATGTGTTGTTTTTATGTGTTGTTTTATGTGTTGTGTTTATGTGTTGTTTTTATGTGTTGTTTTTATGTGTTGTTTTTATGTGTTGTTTTTGTCATTTCGTTTTTTGACAACAACACTCAAAATTTAATGTTGTTTTATCATTTCATTGCCCACAACCACAACACTGTCTTCCCTATTAGCCCCGGCGGTCGCATGTTTTGAACCGCCCGAAACAGCTTCCCTAATTCCATTTGTCCCATTGCATTCTCAAGGTCCGCGTCTCGTTCTCCAGCGGCATTTATGTAGTTGTACTGTTCGTCATGCCACGCTATTTTATTTCGGAGTGGTTTGCCATTTTTATAATATTCCCCCCCCCCCCGCAATCGTGACCCGGTCCATATGCATGGTTATGTATTATGGTATATGTGATTTGATATATTATGATTTGATATATTATGATTGCACATACGATTTATATTCTATTTGTGATTCTCACATTTGGGCGCGCGGGGATTGTCATTTCGTTTTTTTGAATTCGTCCATTATGTCCATGTGCTTGAAAATGGTTTTGTTGGTTGCACTGGGATATTTCGCATTCTTCGGTTTCAATTGACTGGTGTACTCCAGTTCGTTCGCAATCGCGGTCCACTCGTCGGGATGCCCCGTGCGCAAAAACGGGTGCGCGTCTTTCAAAATGACGAACAAGTTTTCGGTCAGCTCCTCCACCTCGTTGGTCCGGTCCGGCTGTCGCATGTTCTCCCGAATCAGCGACTGCAGCTGCTGCACGATGTCCAGCACTTGAAATGTGGTGACAACCCCCTCCTTCATCAAATTGATGATGAACAGACTCATGGCGCGCCGCTTGTCATTCGTTTTGTTCACTTCGCAAAACCGCGTGTAATCCTTCTTCGCATCAGCGTGCTCTATGGTCTTAAACAGCGCCATGAATTGATCAAAATTGGATTGAAACACGTGCTTAAACACGGCGTCGTACTTGTGCAACAGCTGGCGAAACAGGCGCGCATACACCGCCGAAAAAAAATGATTGGAACTGGCCGTGTTGAAAATTGCAGCACCCACTGTTATCAAATGCGTCGTGTCGGGTTCGTCCTTCAGCTCGTCAATGCGAGCGCACAGTGCGGCACACACTTCGTCGTACGTCTTGTCCGTGATTTTATTCAGATCGGACCGGATGCCGTCCAAGTGCGCATCAATGCCTTGCCGTTTTTTCAACTCCGTGGCCTGAAAACTGCGAATGGTTTCCCAGTCGTCTTCCGTTATTTCAGTGGAGGTGGCGCGGGGTTTCTTGCGCACCGCTGTCGCTTCTTCTGGCTTGTCGCGTTTTGGAAACACGGGCGTCTTCACATACGACGGCGCACCCACCTGGTCTGCTATGCGCGAAATCAAATCTATCGTTTGCTGGGGCAACTCGCACTCAAACCCGTTCCATGTGATGGTTTCAAAATCGGATATGCTGTAAACGCGCGTGTCCGTTTGTGTCATTTGTGCGCTGCGTCTATTTGTATTTCGCGTGGTTTGTTTATATTCATTTCGTCTAAAATATTTTTATTTACCATTGCGAGTGGCGGTGCCTTTTTTTAAGCCCACATTCAATTTATACATATTCTGCGTAAAATGATTTAAATGAGAACGGACGATCATATGCACGACCAAGCACGACCACACAAACCACACAAACCACACAAACCACACAAACCACACAAACCACACAAACCACACAAACCACACAAACCACACAAACCACACAAACCACACAAACCACACAAACCACACAAACCACACAAAATGGGCAACGACTGTTGGAATAAACTGACAATCACGTGCGAAAAATCAGCCGAAGAGTTGAATGACCTCATTGCAAATGAAATACAATATAAAAAAAATGATGAATACGATGAAAGCGTTCACAACGAGCATGTCCGCGTCATTAAACGAGGAAACCGTGGCATTTGCGTGGACATGTACACAAAATGGAGGCCCAATTTTAAATGGTTGAGCGGGTTGTTGGACAAATACCCAAATTGCTGGGTTAAAAACGAATGGGACGAAGAAGGTGGATTGGCAGGAGTTTGGGTTGGGTTTGTCGGAGAAGACAATGAAAAACAAATACAGGAAATGCAGTGGAGAGATTTATGCATGGAGGAAAAGGTGTATTTTTTTAAGGATGCATAATGCGCCACAGCTCAATGAACATAAATTATTGACTGCGTTGTGGAGCCAACAACATGTTGCTTTGTCCGAACAACAAACATGCAAAATTCAAGAAAAATTGTGCGCAACATGAACGGTTGGGCCAATAAAATAAAATAATTAAAAAATGGCTTAAATACACCGCTGCATTCTGAAATAGCGCACACTCATTAAATGACCGCACCCCCTACCACAACCACAACTCAACCCCAGCCTCGGGAATTTGAGGCATGGGAAGACATACATGATTTGAACCCGCAGCTCATGCGCGGCATATACGGCTACGGTTTTGAGAAGCCCAGCCCCATTCAGCAGAAGTCCATTCTGTCCATCATTGACGGCCGAGACGTCATTGCTCAGGCGCAGTCGGGCAGCGGCAAGACCGGCGCATTCGCCACCGGCGCGCTGAACCGGGTGCGGCTGGACCTGAAACAGCCGCAGGCGCTCATCATTGCGCCCACGCGCGAGCTGGCCAAGCAAATTCACGACGTCATCAAGGACCTGGGTTCGCAAATGACCGGGCTCAACGTGCAGCTCCTCATCGGCGGAACCTCCACGGAGGACGATGTGTCCGACTTGAAGGCCAACGGCCCGCAGGTCATCATCGGTTGCCCCGGCCGTGTGCACGACATCCTGCGCCGTCAGCCCGCCATCGGGCGCGGAATGCAGATGCTGATTTTGGACGAAGCCGATGAAATGCTGTCGGCGGGATTCAACGAGCAAATTTACAATATTTTTCAGCAGCTGAACACGAACGTGCAGGTGTGCTTGTTCAGCGCCACCATGCCGCCCGAGCTGCACTCGCTGTCCGACAAGTTCATGCGCGATCCGGTGCGCATTCTGGTGAAGAGCGAGATGCTCACGCTGGAGGGCATCAGCCAATTCCACGTGGCGTTGGAGACGGACCACGACAAGTACGCCACGCTGAAGGACCTGTTCACGCGCATTTCCGTGTCGCAGTGCATCATTTACTGCAACAGCATTCGCCGTGTCAGCGATTTGGCGGAGGCGATGATGAATGACGGGTTTCCCGTGTGCTGCATTCACAGCGGCATGGAGAAGGACGTGCGCGACAAGGCGTACCAGGAGTTTCGCAGCGGGGCGCATCGCGTGCTCATTTCCTCCAACGTGACGGCGCGCGGCATTGACATTCAGCAGGTGAGCACGGTGATCAACTTTGACATGCCGCGCGACGTGCACACGTATTTGCACCGCATCGGGCGCTCGGGACGCTGGGGTCGCAAGGGCAGCGGCGTTAATTTTGTCACGCGCCGCGATTTCCGCAAACTGAAGGAGATTGAGTCGTATTATGGCACGGCCATTCCGGAACTGCCCGCCAATTTCGGGCTGTTGAATTGAAATATTTGCAAGATTGTGAAAAATGCCCGGTTTAATGAAAAATAAACATTGTGTCATTGTATAATGTATATCATTTCAGGTGCGAGCTTCCATGTCATTGTCATCTCTTTTTTCGTCTATATATTCGTCAACTTTTTTGAGAACATGATTCACTACAACATTGGTAGATTTAGCAACAAAGAAACAAAACTTGAACTACCAAGCAAACAGGATTTTGCAAAAATAGCGATAGTAATGGGCGCATTCGCTTTGCTGCAAGGGTTGTTGACAAATTATTTTAATAACCATGTTGACAAATCCTTCAAAATATAATTAAATTCATTTAATATACATTGAATTTAATTACTTATCCATGATTTTTTTACCGTTTGTGCCGCTTATCACCGTGCTAACAAGCATGTTTGTTATCACGTCTGTCAAATGCAACGATTTTGAATGTGCCGACTTGGTGCAGGACAGCCTGGAATGCGACGCGTGTTGGTGCTACGAAGAGGGGGGATGCGGGTGTTTTTGCTGCACCGTGTGTCATGATCATGACACCCATGACACCCATGACACCCATGACACCCATGACACCCATGACACCCATGACCATGACAATTACCACGATGATTCAAGTGATTCATTTCATGCCTACGCCAAAAAATCGTGAAACTGTTTTTCAACATACATGGGCAGCAGCTGCGGGTTGTACAAATAGCAATTGCACTTGCCGTCCGCGTGATAACTGCCGTAGTGGTTTCCGCCGCAGTTGCAGTATCCGGGTGCGGGCTGCATCGGGTCCGGAGTAAACATGCACCAATCTTTCGGGTATCCTTGTTCCACGCACGCCGACCAGTTTTCGTACCCTTCCGCGCGAAATGTGTGTGCCTGTTTGTAATTGTAATGCACGATGTAATAAATCATCATGGCAAATAACCCCCATTTCATGTAAGTTTGCATTTTTTTTATGCAAATATTTTATTTTTATTCGTCATGTTATGAAGTTTGCATCAATCATGTTCATGTTATCAATTTGAAGATTTGTTTCAATGTGTTGTTTTTTTTTGTTTTTTTGTTTTTTTTCCGCTTCGTCTTTTTTGTGTCGGCAATTGCAATTGGTGTGCTTTTATTAGGGTTGGGACTTTTGGATGCATTGGGACTCATCCGAGTGGGTGTGGGTGTTTTGTTAGTCACAGGGGTTTTTTTTGCATTGGGCGACCGTTTCACGGTCAGTTTGTGGGTTTTAGCGTCATACGCGTGATCAAAATACTCCATCGGCGAATACTTCAAGAACCATTCATCATATTCAGGATCTTCGCGTCTTAATTTTTGATATTTTTCGGACTTTTTGGCCTTAATGTCGTCCAGCGTCTCCTGCTTGCCGTAGCACGTTGTGCCGAAGCGTTGCAACAGCCCCGTATGTTTCAGCCGGTTGCGCTGCTGAATGTCATACAAATACTTGCACATGCAGAGAATGCGCGCCACATCATAGTACGGCTTGTCCGTGTAAAGCATGGCCAAATACAGACTCATCATGGTGTCCATGCTGGCAATCCGCACCCGTTTTTTGCCCACTTGAATGACATTGTAGCTGTGGCACGCCACCGGTTTGTAAATGAAGGCCACCGGGTTGCGCTTGTTCCCCACCGCAATCTCGTAATGCTCCGGCACAATCTCGCCAATGCCCGAGTGTTTGGTCACAACCACCCCCTCAAAGTTGTTGTCTTCCAGCCGTTCTTTGATTTTGCGAACGCTGGTCTCGGGATCCATGGACAGCGCGTCAAAGTGCGGAATTTGCGCAAACATCGCTTTGTCGTGTTTCGGCAGGTACCGCGCATAATGCGAAATGGCATACCCCCCGAAAAACACCAGGTCCTCATCTATACACGAATTGCGCACCGTGCGAAAGAGACGCACTTCCTCCGGCTCGTTTTGATGATGAAGGCGATCAATCTCGTCTGCAGTGGGCGTGTTAAACGGAACTCGGCCCTTTTTAGGTGTTTGGAACGGCAGCATCAGCTCATTGGGAGTGCAGTTCTCCGCCTTCAGCGGATGGTGCTTGTTTAATAAAGCCAGCCGCGTGCTCACCTTTTCCCAGCGAGACACGTCGCCCTCCGGGCGCGACAGCTCCAAATACATTCCCATGCGCAACAGGTTCGGCGGCGCATACAGAATGCCGTCCACTTTGATTGCCTCCGCCCGAATGTTCTTGAACAGCGTCGGGTCCAGCTGCGTGATGTCCGCAATCCCCACGAAATTCACGAATACTTTATAAGTGCCATGGTGCATGCCCGACTTTGCCTCAACTTCCGAAAATCCGTTCTCGTAAAACTCGTCGGCTAGATCCTTCGCGTGCTCCAGCGCGTTCGGCGAATAGAAATCGTAATCCGGGATCTCCGTTTTTTTGTCGTAGAACTGCGCCATCTCCGGCAAAATGTTGTTGATGGCCGTCCCACCATAGCACACCAATTTGTTCTTCTTTATGAAATTCTCCAATATGGCAATGATGTCCTTCATTTTAGGGTCGTTCGTTTTTTTGGCGCCAATCTTGGCCTGTATGGTTTCAACCGCCTGCTTCACCAGGTCCTGCTCCAAATCATCCAATGTTTTCAGATAATTATGATTGCTCATAATTTATAATTATGAATTGCTATACATTTTTCATGATATAAATAAATTTTTAATTTGATAAAATAAGACAATACGACAACAATACGACATCAACACAGAAGGCAAATGGATATTGTTTATAGTTCGACAACAGTGTATTTTTTAAGTTTTTCTTCTAAATCTTTGACCTTTTCTTTTAGTTCGTTATTTTCCTGTTGTATGATATCAATATCCATTATGAATAATGATATTATATAAGTTAATTTTAAATAATTTACATGATATAATGAAACCACATAGTGATGACCACAAATTGATTGCTGTCATGTATTATATAAATCATAACGAAGATTTACGAGATACATGTGACATTTAAAAACAAAAAGAACAAGGAAACCACACTAACTTGCATGCATGAATCAATCACAATCAATGTGCATTCGGCAAATGCAATGCATTTAGTACAAGAGACGTGATGGCCGTGGATGCCAGCAAAAAGAACGCCGCACTAAACACAATCGTGCGATCAAATTCGGTAAATGCCGCCTGATTCGCATTGGTCCACGGATTGAACCGCACCAGCAAGAACGAAATTATGAAATACTTTAACACTGAATTCAGCGCGACAAGATACGATGGTGCCACCGTCGCAAGACCCAGCAGCGCCATCGCATACAATCCGTACCAGGCATACAGCACGCCGTAGTAAAAATGTTGAATCCATTCTTTCCAAGTCATTCGTTTTATTTTTTGACGCATTTGGGTTAAGCCATGGCGCATGTTGTTGCGAGTCGCGTGTCGCGTTTAATAGTTGCCAATATTATTTAATTGTATTGTATTAAGTGCAAATCAATAATTACAATTCAACACAATGAATCTGGAACTCTCTAAATTTGATATGCGCTCCATCAGTTTTAGGCCCGATGAAAACAAGGGCCCCGTCATCGTCCTCATCGGCCGCCGTGACACCGGTAAAAGTTTCCTCGTCCAGGACCTCATGTTCCACCACCAGGACATCCCCATCGGCACCGTCATCTCCGGCACCGAAGCCGGCAACGGCTTCTTCGCAGCCCACGTCCCCAAGCTCTTCATCCACGACGCCTACAACACCGCCATCATTGAAAACATCCTCAAGCGCCAAAAAGCCGTCCTCAAACAAGTGAAAAAAGAGGTGGAAACCTACAAACGCTCCAACATTGACCCCCGCACCTTCGTCGTCCTGGACGACTGCCTCTACGACAACAAATGGACCAAGGACGTCATGATGCGCCTCCTCTTCATGAACGGACGTCATTGGAAGATCATGTTAGTCATCACAATGCAATATCCTCTCGGTATTCCGCCCAATTTGCGCACGAACATTGATTACGTGTTTATCCTGCGCGAGCCCTACATTGCCAATCGCAAACGCATCTACGAGAACTATGCGGGCATGTTCCCCACGTTTGAGAGCTTCACTCAGGTGATGGATCAGTGCACCGAGAATTTTGAGTGCTTGGTGATCAATAACAATGCGAAATCCAACAAACTGCAGGACCAAATCTTCTGGTACAAGGCGCAACAGCACGGCCCGTTCAAGCTGGGGTCCAAGGAATTCTGGGAAATATCCAAAGATCTGCACTCGGATGATGAAGATGAGACCTATGACCCGAAGAACGCTGCAAAAAAGGGGCCCAAAATCAACGTAAAAAAGAGCAAATGGTGAAAAAATTGCTTTGGCGCAACAAAAGCGCTTTTGTTGGCGCAAGGACGTTTTTATCTCAAACACATTCGTATCGTATCTCAAATCGGCCTCGGAGCCAACAACACTGCATTTATTTCTCTCAACACGTTGGACAAGTCAAACTCGCGTGCATTTGGATTAAATCGCATCAGCTTATTCCCCGCCTCTTTCAGGTAATTCTCTCTGATTTGCTCTTGAAGTGGGTCTCTGTCTTCGTGCCCGTTCTCGTCGCACTCCACAGCCAATTTGTGGTCAACAAAATACAAATCAACGCGATACTTACCTATGACATACTGCCGTTTGACATTCAACACATTGCTGTATGCATTTGCAATGAAACCGATGGTTTGATTTTCAATGCACATTCCAAATTTGACAATTTTTACTTCTTTACTCACGTCAACAATGTATCGGTTTCGCATGTTGAATGAATTTTTGAATATCTCAAATGCTTCTTCTGTGAGCATGAATGTGATTTTATTATGACCACCGTGTGTTTTGGGGGTGTTCGCTGAATTTGTCTCAATGTAATGCACATTTTCTCTGTAGTTTTTTTTCAAATGGGTTGTTAAACGATATTTTTGACTGGACAAATGCAATAACTCGTCCAAATTTCGGGTGAATTGTGATGAGTTCATTTTTTATATGGTGTGGTGTGATTTGTGTTGTGTTTATTGCGTATCATTTCATATACACGTTTTAGTCCGTTTCAATTTTATTTATTATTTTTATTTATTCTGTAATTAAATGTTAATTACAATTTTGATTTCTCATAAGATTTGCATGTTGAAAAAGCGCTTCACATTTGGGTGGAGCGCTTTTCAATCTTGCTTCACATTTGGCAAAGCTATATTTATTAAACCGATTATATAAAAACCGCTTCAAAAATTCACAAACACTTGTGCCTAAACAACTTAAACAGAGTCCGCTTAGGTATAGTATAAACCCACCCCAAGAATGAGCACGGAACAACCACAACAACCACAACAGCAACAGCAGGAGCTGAACATCGTTGAGCTGATTGAGAAAAACCCCATCACCCGACTGTCGCAGGAATACAATGGCAGACTATTGACCAAAATTCAGGATTCGTTCACTGGATTTGAGCAACAGTTATTTGTGAGTAGCTTTTATTGCTACCTGAATTATGACAAAAATATGGATTTCATCGTTGATTTAGACAACGTATGGAATTGGTTAGGATTTGCATCAAAATTTGTGTCTTTGAGAACAT